GTGGTTCTTCAGCTGGGTGATCGCCCGAGCACCGAGGACCAGCGTGTTGGCCTTGCGGCCTGACTGCTCCACGAAGTTCGTCTGCAGGTCAGCGAACTGCACGATCGGGTCAGACGCCGGGTCACTCCACTGGAGGAACTGGCCAGCACCCACCGTGCCGGTGACTCCAGCGAGGTCGGTGCCCCACTGGCCGGTGGTGAAGAACTTGGCGTTCCAGTCCAGGTCCCGCCGGAGCAGGAGCTGGTTGGTGACGAACGTGGTGGCGTCAGAGTCGAGCCTCCAGTTCGAGTCGGCGTTCGACCGGACCTGGTCGTCGATGTCCTTGTGGACACCCCAGACCTCGCAGAAGTACTGCCCCGTGTCGACCTTCCAGCCGACTCCAGCCGTCTCGGTGCCAGGGGCGCGCTTCTGCGCGTCCGTGCGACGCCAGTCGGACTTCGAGTACTTCCAGTACATGTCGGACTGCTTCTGCACCGGCACCCGCGGGAACACCTTGTCCGCGATGAACTGGGCCTTGTCCTGCATGTAGGCGACGCTGACGTTGGTCAGCGGCACGTTGACGTGGAGATCGCTCTGAGTGGGGTTCGGCATGGCTTCTCTCCTCTCAGATCGTCAGGAGAACGTTGACGAGTTCTCCGGCGTTGGCGGTGGTGGACAGGGCAATGCCGACGATCGCGGTGGCCCCGGCACTGGTGGCCTGGCCGTCCGCGCTCACCTGGATCTTGGCTCCGGCGGTGATCGGCGCATCCGAGACCACCTTTGAGACCCCGGCGATGGCTACCGTGGCAGCCTGGCCGGTGCCCTGGGGCTTGTTCTGCATCACCCCGATGCAGGGTCCGGTGCCGTCACCGAGACCGACCTGGTGCACACCGGTCACCTTCACGAAGTGGTACTGCCTGCCTCCGTGCGGGTCCGGGGAACCCGGCTGACCAGGCACCCCGGTGTAGATGCCCAGGGACGAATCCGCGTTCAGCGTGATCGACCGGAGGCTCTCTTCGTAGGCCATCTGTCACTCCCTCCTATCGACCGTTGAGCCGCTGCGCGGCCAGGTACTCGTCGTATGCGTCCGGGTTCATGTCGAACACCTTGTTGATCGCCGAGACCTCGTTGAAGTCCTCGGCCTTGCCGAACGTGTCGTGGGCGTGCGCCTCGACCTGGGAGTAGATGTCGTTGTTGTCGCCGCCACCCTGGTAGCCGACCTCCTCGAAGAGGATGTTGCCGGCCGACTCCAGGCACTTCGCGATCACCGCGCAGTCGTCGTAGCTCATCGTCTCGGCCATCCGGTAGAGCACCGGGCCGAGCTCGTTCGGGTCCACCGGCAGGTTGTACTCGGCGGACTTCGCCACGTACTCCCGGGTCAGCCGCAGGTCCCGCTCGGACTTGGCGATACGCTCGGCGGCCTGCTGGGCCTTCTCGAGCTCCTCGACCCGACCGAGCGCCTTGGCGAACACCTGGTCCCGGTCCTCGTCGCTGAACGCCTTGGAGAGCTCCTCCATCACCTGCTTGGAGAAGCTGCCGGAGTTCTGCGGAGGCTGGAAGAACGCCGACTTGCCGGCCTCGACTAGCTCGCCCTCCTCCTCACGCTCTTCGTGCTCCTCACCCTCTTCGACGTACTCGTACGCCTGGCCCTGCTCATCGAACACGATGTCGCCGAACTCGAGGTCGTTCTCATCGAGGGGCTTACCCTCCTGGTTGTAGAGCTGGGGCATGTCTTCCTCCTCGGGAGCCCGCTTTGCGATGACGAACCTCGAGAGCTGGTTCGCGGTCTTGTCCACGGTGGAGATCTCATCGATCTCCATGTCGGTCAGGTTGTTCCGTCGTGGCATCTCATCTACCTCTAGTTCTCAGTCTCACGGTGCTGTCCACTAGGTCCCTCATCGCGCTGCTCTGGCGACCTTGGCCGCTACCGGGATCAGCTTGCCGGCGGCGTTGCGACCGGTCCGGCGACGGAACCCGGAGACCAGCGTGTCGAACTTGGTGTTCGGCACCTTCTTGGCCTTGCTCACCTCGTGGTCCACCCCGAACGCTGAGGTCGAGTCCCGTTTCGCGTACGGGGCCCAGGACCGGGACTGGTTCCGGTTCTTCACCCCCAGGGTGGCCGCACCGGCTGCCCCGGAGGCGATCAGCAGGCCCGCGCCGACCTTCCCGTGCGAGACCGCCTTCGCCTTCCTGGCCGCCTGCGCGGTCTTCACGGTGGGCAGGTGCTTGGCCTTGCGCTGGCCCTTCTGCCAGTTCGGGGCCACCGTCTTCAGCGCCTGAGCCCCCTTCACCGCGGCCCCGGCACCCAGTCCTCCGGCGGCCACGCCGCCGACATCCTCATACGCCTGGGCCCGCTTCAGCCGGGACCGCTCGGAGTCGTGGGTAGAGGCGCTCGGCTTCCAGTCCTTGGCGAACCCCACCTCGCCGACCCAGGCCATGTCTTCGGTCAGTCCGGTGGGCGCTCCGCGCTTGATCACTGGCTTCTTCCGCTTCGCCTCGTCGGAGTAGATGGAGGCCTGGTTGAACCCGCCGACGCCGCCGATGCCACCAGAGACCAGGCCGGTGTTGATCGCCGCGCCCTTCAGCTTGCCGGAGACCTCCTCCGGGGTCTTGCCGAGCTTGGCCCCGACCTTCGGGATCTTCTGGATCGCCTTCAGCGCGCCCGGGGACTTCCGGGCCGCCAGCGCGGCCCCGGTCATCCCGAGCCCAGTCAGGCCCATAGTGGAGGTGGTCCGGCCGATGTTGCCCTGCACCTTGCGCCGGTGCCGCAGCTCGGTCTCGGACATCACCCGCTTGGAGAAGGTCATCTGACGTACCCGTGGTCCACACCGAACGCTGAAAGCGCACCCCCGGAGACCGAGCTCTTACGGACCGGGTGGGTCTTCTGGTACTCCTTGCGCTGGTGGAGGCCGCCCGCCATCGTCAGGGCACCCATCCCGGCGATCATCCCGGCACCGGCCAGGCCCGCCTTGCGGCCGATCTTGGCCGGCTCCTTCAGCACCGAAGGGTGCGACCAGATGTGGGCATCAGCGGCATCGGCGCGCATGGACTTGATCGCGTTCGTTCCGCGCGCGTTCTCGCTGACCGGCTTGAGCGGCTTGCCCGCCTCCGCCCGCTTGGAGCCCCGCTTCAGCCCAGCGACCCGCAGCTTGCCGGCCACCTTGGTGGCCGGTGAGACGTGGATCTCGTGGGAGATGTCCTTGACCTGATACTCGCTCGGCTTGCCCATCACCTCCCGGGCGATCTGCCGGTGGGTACCGCCAGCATTGAGGTGCCGACCCGAGGGAGTCCGCAGCACGTGCACCGGGCTGTCGGTCTTGACCTTGCCGCGCGCCATCGCCCCATGCAGCTCGGCCTGGTAGCGCGCCCCCTGCTTCTTCGGGGAGGCACTGCTCATCCGGGACATGTCCTTGTGCCCGGCCCGGAGCACCGGCGCGGTGGCCGCACCATAGGCGGTCAGCCCGCCACCGGCCACCAGGTTCGCGGTCCCGGTCTCCTGCTTCTTCTTGGTCGCCATCAGCCCGCACTCCGTCGTCCGGTGCCGTGGATGGAGAACCCGGTTCGCTCACCGGACTTCACCTTGGCCCAGACCTCCGGGTCCTGGACCTGGAAGCCGACCCACCAACCGGTCGGCACCGAGTCCGGCAGCCCCATCGCGGCCCGCTTCTCGTCGGTGACGATGAACGACTCGATCATCTCGGACTTCTGGATCGGGCTCCAGTTGTCCCGCAGGTGCATGTCGCCGCCCTTGCGGGACTTCATCACGTAGGAGTAGCCAGCCTTCTCCATCTCCTCCGGGCTGATCACGTCACCCTGCAGGTCCACCACCGGCTCGCCGTTCACCTCGACCACGCTGGCCCAGCCGAACAGCTGCTGCTTGTCCAGGTTCGCCTTGGCGAAGGTGCCGGACCAGATCACGTCCACCTCCTCGGCGCGCTTGCCGAACCTCTCCGCCTTCTTCTTGGTGGTGGCCACCTGGTCCGGGAGCTTCTTCAGCTTGCCGTTCGCCACCTTGGAGTACTCCAGGCCCTTGCCGGCCGCCCGCGGCGCGTTGGTGATCGCGGCCCGGGTCATCGCCCGCTTCGGGTTGGAGGTCGCCATCTCGGACATCTCACCGATGTCCTTCTTGACCCCACGCTTGGTGTCCCCGTGCAGGATCCGGGTGGCCATCACCTCGCCGCCCAGCCCAGCCATCTCCAGCGGCACCAGCGCCGCTCCGAGCTTCTCCTGCTTGATCGCGTGCCCGGCCGCTGCCCGTCGGCCCATCGGCTCGACGGCCTTCACCCCTCGGACGCCCTTGGCCGCCTTCACGCCCTGCACCCCGGCCCGCGCGGCGCGGTAGGCTCCGCCGGTCTTATGCGCGGCGTAGCCCAGGCCGGCCGCGCCGGCGGTGGCCCCGATCGCGCTCAGCCCGGCCGTCACTGCGCGCTTCTTCCGATCGTGGGTGGCCAGGTCGGACTGGGTGGGGTTCATCTTGGTGATCAAGTCGGCACCATCGCCGAACAGCAGTTCGGCTACCTCGCGGAAGGTCTGGTCGTTCTCGCGGCCCGCGCTCATATCTTCATGATCCTTGTCCGGTCTACAGCCATTCGGTAGGCCCATGCTCAGGTGACCAGCCGACGCCCGGCTCGTCCTCATCCACGATCACCGGGTCATCGGGCTCCAGCTCCGCGAACTGCACCGGATCCGGGCGGTCCTCTCGATCTTGAAGCACGTCGTTCATCTTGTATCGCCCGGTGGTGATCCAGGAGTCGTAGCCGTGCCTGTCCTTGAAGTTGGCTTGCCAGGTGTTGCCGCGCTCGGACTTGTGGCCCTCGGTGAGCACCAGCACCTTGACCGCGAAGCGATCCGCATCCAGGTGCCACTCCTCGGCGACATCGGAGATCCGCACCGAGTCCGCGTACTCCTCGCCGTCCTCGACCGGCATGTCGTCGGCGTCCACCTCCCGCCAGAGCACCTTGATGCTCCGGTCGCCGGTCCAGTCCGGGTCCGTGATCTGGTCCTGGTAGGCCGCCCAGCCCACCACGCTGTAGGTCTCGTCCTCATCGATGGTCGCCTCGAACTTCCGGCCGTCCCCGAAGACCTGGGTGATCTTGTTCTCCGCGTTGTCGTTGATCGACTCGGCGGTGTCGTTGATCTCCTGATCGAACACCTGCTGGGCCATGATGACCGCCGTCTGCCGATCGGCGGTGAACTCCATCTCGTCGTGCGGCTCGATGTAGCCGCTCTCGTCCATCTCGAACCTGCTGGCGACGTAGTAGACCGGGATCGGCTTGCCCTGGGCATCCAGGATCGGGACGGTCTTCCGCCTGCGACGCTTGTTCGGCTCCGGGACCCGTGGGACGCGCTTGGTCCGCTGGTCATAGCGCAGGAACGCCTGCTCGGCCTGCCCCAGCCAGGCCTGCTCCGGAACCCGCAGTTGCGCCTTCTCCCGGGTAGGCAGGACGGCCTGGCTCCGCTGGCCCAGCTCTGGCTTCTCCGGGGCGGCCAGGGTGGGCCTCTCCGGAGTGACCCGGCTGGCCAGGGTGGCCTTCACCGATGAGGCCAGAGTGGCCCTCGGCTCTCTGGGTTCCAGAGTGGCCCTCGTCTCTCTGGGCTCCAGGGTGGCCTTCGGCTCGATCGGCGGATCCAGCACCGCCTCCAGGGCCCGCTGGTGCTCGGCCGCGTCCAGCATCTCCTGGATCTTCGTGGTGTCCACCGGCTCCTTCTCGGCCACCTCCGGCTGGCGCGCAGTGCGGGCCCTGGCGCTGAACCGGCCCGGGTTCACCGGGTCGCCGCCGCGCGGGTGCAGGGTGGGGTTCCACTCGTCCGCCTTGGCGATCACCCCGAACGAGGAGTGCGCCTTGCCCACCTCGGCCATCCACGGGTGGCTGAGCAGCCGGACCTGACACCGGCAGTTCGGATGCATCCCGGGCACCCAGACCTCGGTGCCGTTGGGCAGCTTGAACCGCTCGCCGAGCAGCACCTTGACCCCATGCATCGGGCCGCACTGCGGGCAGACCCTCTCGTCCCGGGCGGTGATCCAGATCTTCTGGCTGTTCGGCGAGATCTTGCCGTGGTCCTGCAGCCACATCCAGGCGATCTGCTGGGCCTGCTGGCTGATGTTGTGCTGCTCCTGGGTGGCGAACACCTTCGAGCGCCGGCGCACCGAGGTGCCGATGTAGTCCAGCACCCGCTCCTTGAGCCGCAGCGGGGTGACCGTGGCGGCCTTGTCCAGGCTCCTGGAGGTGTACCCGGACATCCCCCGGCCGGTCAGCCCGTAGCCGTCCAGCACCCGGTCGGCAGCCACCCGCTCGGTGATCCGCCGGTTCACGAAGGTGTTGAACCCCTGGGCCAGCGCGTCCCGGGAGGACTCGTGGTAGTAGGTGCCGACCCGGCTGGCGTGCTGCTCGGCCAGCGCGTACACGGTGGCCATCGGGATGTCCCCGGCCCCGGCCGCCTTCATCGCGTGCAGGTACTGCTCGGCGAACACCGGCCCCAGGGACCGGACGAACTTGGGCGCGTAGATCTGCCAGGCCAGGTCCGCGAACCCGATCAGCTTGGCCGCACTCATCTCCCCAGTCATCGCGGCCACCTCGGCCTTGGCCTGGGTGATCACCATCAGCCGGGCGGTCATCAGCGCGGCCTCGATCGCCTCGGACGGCGAGCCCAGCGGCTTGAGCGCGGTCCGCAGCGTCTCCGCATCCAGGTCGGTGGGATGGAACCGGAGCTCGACCGCCGGGGTCGGGTGGACCGGCACCGTGGTCATGACGAGGAGCTACCCGGCGGCAGCGAGGGCGGCTTCCGAGGGGCCGGCTCGTACTGGTTGACCTTGCCCTCGTGCAGCGCCTGCATGATCATGTCGAGGGCGTCCTTGTTGGTGGCCTGCACCCCCTCCAGCGCCTTGGGAGTCCGGATCCGGTCCGCCTGCATCTCCAGGTCCAGTTTGAGCTGGGTCAGCTTCTTGTACTCCTCGGAGTCCGCCGGGTGCAGCGCCGCCGTCTTCTCGGCCAGGTAGACCAGCCGCTCGCGCCGGTCCCCGACATCCTCCTGCTCGGCAGCGGCCTGCTCCGGTGGGAGCGGGTTCTCGGTGTGCTCCACCTGCCAGCCCCGCTCGGCGTCCGGCACCCCGATGTTGACCGCCCGGGTCCGGTGCACCGTCTCCAGGTAGGCGTCCATCGTGTCGGCGGTGGCGAGCACGCCCATGCTCGGCGAGGTCGTGTTCACGCCCTTCAGGGCAGCCTTCATGGCCTCGGTCTTCTGCTCCATGGTGGGGTTGGTCAGACCGGAGAGTGCCCGCCGGACCTGACCGACCGCGATCACCTCCTGCTCGAGCTCCCTGTCGGTCATCTGGGCGAGCGGCTTCACGTTGACGATGCCCGGTCGGCCCGCCCCGATCCGCTCCATCTCGGTGTGCCGGGTCGCGTCATCCGCCCCGGCCTGGTAGGCCTTGCCGCCATCCGGGAAGGCGTACGGCTTCGGGAGCCACTGCTCGCCCAGGATCCGCTCGTACGGCTTCTGGCCCAGCCGGCCGGAGGCCTGGGTGTAGCCGTTCAGCGGCTCGCGGAGCTGGGGCCTCAAGGCGAGCATCTCGGCCGCGCGCTGGGTCACGTAGAGATCGAAGTCGGCCAGGTTGTCCTTGTTCTGCAGGAACCCTCGGAACTCTGCCGGGCCCAGACCGTGCCACTTCACCGCATCCGGGTCGTTCTTCAGGTTGAGGTGGAGCTGGATCTGCTGCTGCAGCTCGGTCGCCTTGTCCTCGTAGGTGGCCTGCTCCAGGGCCTCGCCGACCGTGGTCGGAGCCGAAGTGGCCGCCGGGGTGGCCCCTGCGGCAGCCGGAGTGTCGGCTGGGGCAGCCGGAGTGGCCGCCGGCGTCTCGGTCGTCTCGGTGGTCTCCGGAGCTGCAGTCGCGGCCCGCCGCTCGGCGATGAACGGCTTGGCGTAGTTCGCCTCGGCCGCGGAGATCTTGCTGCCCTTCCCGGAGTACCTGTTCACCCGCTGGGACCCGAACAGGCCGACGGTGGCCTCGGTGGGCCGCAACCGGCCAGGCTCCACGTAGCCCTGGTCCCGCTCGGTCTCATGCCGCTCCGGGTCCTTGGTCGGCACCGAGTTGACCTTGATGTAGTAGGGGAACTGCTCGCGCAGACCCTCCAGGGCGTCGGCATAGCCGGCCCCGTTCAGCCGGAACTTGTACTCCTTCTCCTTGGCCTGCTGGTTCCGCACCGTGGCCTCGATCGCCTTGCGGTCCGGTTCGTTCAGACCGACGGTCCGGTTGTTCACGATCATGTGGATGTACTCATCGAACGTGTCATCGAGGTCCGGGCTGGCCTTGTACTCCTCTTCCTTCCTCTTGATCTCCTCCCGGATCTCCCTCCCGGTGAAGGCATTGGGGAACTGCGCAGCCCGCGCCTTGACCTTCTGGGTGATCACCTCGCGCATCTCCGGATCGATGCCCTGACGCTCCACCTGCTCGGACTGCACGGCGTCCAGCAGCTGCTCGTAGCGCTGGGTCATCCGCTTCGCCTTGTCGTTGTGCCGACGCCCACCCCGGAAGTCCGGCTCGAACTCCATCGTGAAGGTGCCCGACCTCGAGACCACGGTGACCCGCCGGGCCCCGGTGACCAGCCCGGTGTAGATGTCCTCGCTGGTCAGCCCGCCCACCGAGCGGTTCCGGATGTAGGAGCCGCCCTTCAGACCCTTGAGGTTCTTCAGGTTGAACGGCAGGTAGTGGTCGTCGCCGTAGCCGACCGCCTGGGTGACGATCCGGCCGTCCCGGTCCAGGATCACGCCCTCGGACGGCGGGGTGTTCCCGGCCGCCAGCTGCAGGTTGTACAGGCCCTTCCTCGGAGCCGTGCCGCCCTTCTCGGGGATCGCGCGCAGGTAGTTCATGATCGCCGAGGACGCGACGCTCTGCTCCTCCCAGGTCGGACTGGTGCTGGCACCGGCTGCCGCGACGGTCCTCTTCGCCGAGTTCAGCGCCTCGACCCGCTGCTCGTTGGTGAGCTTGACCGCATCGACCGGGGTGTTGGTCTCCTCCGCGACCTGGTTGATCTTGGCCCGGACCGCCCGGTTCTGGGCGACCTTGGTGGCCTTGGTCGCGTCCTCATCGAAGCCGCGCTGGGACATCGCGTTGCGCACCGCGACCTCGTAGTCGCGCACCATCGTCGGGTCCGGGGTCTTCTCGGTGCCCCGGTACCGGTAGGCGGTCTTGCGCGCGGTCGGCCCGATCACTGCCTCGGCCTGCGGCCCGTACTCGCCCACGAAGTTGCCGAAGTGCCCGGCCAGATTCGCCTTCGAGCCGGCCGGGGCGACCTGGGCGAGGAACTTCCCGCCGGCCGACATCCGACCGTAGAGCCGGGCGTTGGTGTCGGTGTCGCTGTACCGCTGGGTCCAGGACTGCGCGAACGTCGGCATCTCCGCCGCGCCGGCGTTGACCTGGGCGACCCGCTGCGGGGACATCCCACCACCCAGCGCACCAGCCAGCCCGAAGGCCATCCCGCCCACGTTCAGGCTGCTCGGAGCGGCGGTGATCCCGCGCAGGGTCCGGTCCCGGGGGTCCAGCATCATCGCCTCGGGCCGGGTGCTGCGGGCCGGCTCGATCCACTGGTTGCCGTTCTTGTCCTCGAAGTGCAGGTCGATCTTGGTGTCCCCGGAGTTCGGGGTGGACTGAGCCACCGAGCCCAGGAAGTTGGCCAGCTGTCGGTACTCGTCCTGGTACTGAGCCTTCTGCGCCGTGGTGAACCGGTTCTTCTTGTCCGGACCCTGCCCCACCGGGTGCGGCACGATCCCCATCGAGCTGGCCACCTTGTCCTGGATCGGCTGCTTCTGGGTGTGCTTGACCTTGGTCTGGAACTGCCCACTGCCCGGGTCCCGGCGGATCTGGTCCTCCCGGAACACCCAGCCGTAGTCCTGCGGGGTCAGGACCTTGCTGACCGGGCCGGACTTGCAGATCGCCTCCACTCGGGCGACCGCGGTGGCGAAGTCGATCTGCTCCTGCGAGTCGCCCTCGGACGAGGCTCCTGACTTGCCCACCACCCGGATGGTGGCCCGCTTCAGGTCGGCCAGCCGGTACTCGATCACCTCGTCCAGGTGCTTCTGCAGGGTGTGCCGGTTGGCCTCGATGTCGGTCTCCAGCGCGTTCGAGACCACCATCGTGGTGAACATCTGAGCCGAGTCCAGGTCCATCTTCATCACCAGGTCGTAGGCCTGCTGAGCCGCCTTGGCGTTGAAGAACCCGTCGTCCGGCCAGGTCGGGGCGTCCAGCCGCTTGGCCACGCCCTTCCTCTTCTTCTTCCGCGACCGCTCCACGTCCTGGACCCGCGGGAACTGGTTGGCCAGCCCACCGGCCAGGGTGCCGGCCACCACCGGCTTCAGCCAGCCATCGCTCCGGTTCTTGCGGACCTTCCGCTTCTTGGCGGCGTGGATCTCGGCGTCCCACTTAGCCGCAACCGGGTGGCCCTTCTTGTCGGTGATCTCCGGGTGGGCGTGCAGGTAGCCCCGCTGTGCCTTGCTCGCGTAGGGCATCTCACTTCCCCTTCGGTGGAGTCTTCTTCGGCGGTGGCTGCCGCCGGTCCGGCCGGCCGATCTGCTTCTTCTTCTCCCGCAGCACCCCGATGTCCCGCTTGTGCTTGCGCTCGGCCAGCTGGTCGGCGAGCTTCATCTTCTCGGTCTCCCGCTTGTGTCCGGTCGCAGCGTACTTCTCCTGCTGGTCGGCCTTGACCTGATCACGGCGCGCCCGCTTGTCCTCGTTCGGGTCTGCCGGCGGCGGAGCGTTCTTCATCTCCTCCCGGCTCTGCTCGATCTGCATCTGCATCTGCGCGTCCGCCTGGTCGGCCTGACCCACCGGGTGCAGCCGCCGGGCCGCCTCGGCCTCCTGCTCGGAGGTCGCCCCGTCCACCGCGTACTGCTGCTGCATTTCGGCGGTGGGCTGCTCGGAGTGCATCTGGGCCTGCTCCGGGGAGAAGCCCTGGGCGGTCATCTCCGCCTTCTGCTTCATCCCGAGCATCTCCATCTGGCCACCGGCGAACTCCATCGCCTGCTGCTGCTCGAGCATCGCCCGCTTGTAGTCGATGTCCTCATCCGTCATCTCCGGGAGCCGGGCGATCTCCCGGACGTACTTCTCCAGTTCCGGGTCCGGGAACCACTGCATGCCGGCCCCAGCGGTGGCCGAGATGAACGCGGCCAGCTGGTCCAGCGCCGGCGGGTCCACGTTGGTCGGCTCGAACCGGGGCAGCTGATCGAGCTTCCAGCCGTTCACCGCGAACAGCCGGGGCACCGCGTACCGGTTCAGGGTGTCCGCGATGCCCTTGGTGATCGCGTTCAGCGCGGCCCGGAAGATCCCGGTCTTGTCGGTGTGCAGCGAGTAGGAGCCGGTGTCCTGGTGCCCGACCATGATGAAGTCGGCCAGCACGCTCATCAGGATCCGCTGCTCGTAGCGCTGGATGATCGAGTTGGTGTCGAACTGCCGGGTGCCTCCCGAGCTCATCAGCTCGAAGTCGAAGAGCGGCTGCTTGGTGTCCGGGTCGTACTGGGTGGGCAGCACCAGGCCCTCGTTCTCGTCCCGGCGCACCCCACGGACCATCTTCCGGAAGGCGTCCACGGTCTTCGCCTGCGGGGTGCCCTTGGCCGCGGTCAGGTAGTCGGCGGGCACCCGGCCCACCGGCATCCCGGCCAGGTCCCGCTCCACGCCGATCGCCTCGAACTCCTCCAGGCGCTTCTTGAAGTACCAGGACCGGTAGGCGGTGCGCAGCAGCGACTGGCCCTCCGGGTTGCCCTTGGCGATCGCGGTCCGGAACAGGATCGACTTCTCGATCGGGATCACCGTGGTCTGGTACCGGGGCGGGGCCATCTGGATCATCGCCCGGATCCCGCCGGTCTCATCGAAGGACCAGCGCATCAGGGTCTCCTGGGCGCGGATCGGCATCTTCCGCCAGCCGATCAGCCCGTCGCTGTGCTTGGAGCGCTTGGTCGGGTCCTTCTGCCAGGGGCCCAGCCGGCGCTTGTAGACGATCTCGTGCCAGGACCAGCCGTAGGTGAGCTCGGAGAGCACCTCGCCGATGAACCCGTCCCAGGGCTCGTTCATGTCCTCCATGTTCGACTCGAGGAACTCCTGGGCCAGCAGGTTCTCCTCGGACTGGTCGGCGGGCAGCACCTTCCACTCCACCTCGCGGATCAGCTTGTCGATGCTGAACAGCATCGCGCCGACCATCGAGTCGTTGGCCGCCATCTCCCGGTAGACCCGGACCGCCTTGCGGCCGCGCAGCGCCGGCAGGAACTCCTCATCGATGTACCCGGAGACCCGCTTGACCCCGGTGACACCGAGCTCGGTCATCGGGCCGACGTTCTTGGGGACCTCATCCCCAGCGTTGTCCTCGTCCCAGGTGGAGATGTCGCCCTGGGGCAGTCTCACGTCAGCCATGTCTTCATCATCCCGTCGCTGTCACTCACACCATCAGGTTGAACTCCTGGGCTGCCTCGTTCGACTTGTTCTCCACCCCGCCTACCGTCCAGTTCCCGGGCTTGCGCTTGGCGTCGGCGTTCTCGGCCATCTCCCGCTCCATCCAGGTCGGGTCGTTGTTGCCGGCCACCACGATCGGGTGCGCCGGGATGGCCCGCTTGCTCACCAGCCGCCAGCACAGCGCCATCGAGCAGATCTCGTCCGGCAGGTGGTACTCCTTGCCCCGGGCGTAGATCATCTCCACCGAGGCGTAGAGGTGGTTCTTGTAGAACACCGGCACCCGGGGAGCCCGCCAGCGGCCGTTCTCCACGCTGGAGATGTACTCGCTGAGCATGTTGTCCCGGTTCGCACCGGTCATCAGGAAGCCCCGGGCCCGGCGGTCCACGTAGTCGGCGACCACCGCACCCAGCCCGGTGGCGTCGTGGATGCCCTCGGCGTTGTACTCCTTCATCAGCCGGTTGAAGTGCCCGATCATCACCGGGTACGGGTGCCGGCGCATCCGCAGCCAGTGCACCACGTGGACCGGGAAGACGCTCACGTCCACGATGCTGATCACCGTCCAGTCCTGGGACTGCGCCCAGTCCGCGCCGATCACGTACTCCCGGTCGCTCTTCGGCTCCTCGAACCGGTACTCCTGCTTCTCCTTGGCCACCGACTGCCGGATGGTCTGCTCGGGCAGGCTGAACATCTCCTCCACCGCCGCCGAGTCGATGGCGCGGTTGCCGATGGACGGCTCGCCCAGGTCGTACTCCACCCGCCACATCTCGGCGGGGATCTCCTTGCGCTTCTGCTCGATGGTCTCCTGGTCCAGCCAGCCGTCGATCGGGTTGGAGGTGTCCAGGTAGCACCACCGGAAGATCTTGTCGTCGCGGTCGATGAACCGCTGCTGCACCTCGGCGAAGGTCTTGTCCGGGTACTGCCAGGTGGAGGTCATCACCGTCATCGGCCGGATGATGTCGCCCTTCCAGTTCTCCTGGGGCATCGGCTGGCCCAGCGAGGCGTCGAAGATCTCCAGGTCCATCTCATCGATCTCGTCCAGCAGCAAGGACGGTGGGTGCGGGCCACGCACCGACTTCTGGGAGGCGGTCAGCGGCATGATGATCGACTTGTTGGTCAGCTTGATCCGGGTCGCGGTCTCCTCCCGGACCAGATAGCGCGGGGCGTTCTCGGACTCCCAGGCGTTCCGGATGGTGTTGTGGATGTTGATCGACTGGTTCAGCGAGCCGCCGACGATGTTCACATCCGAGCCCAGCACCGCGGCCACGGTCAGCCCGAGGATGGACATCAGCCGGGACTTGCCGCTCAGCCCACGCGAGCCGTGGATCAGGATCGAGGGCATCCGCCGGAAGTAGGCGGCCGAGAAGGCGTCGAACGGCGCGTCGTGGTCGCTGCAGACCTTGTGCCGGGGGATGGTGATCCCCCACAGTGCCTTGACCAGCTCGTAGAGTTCATCGTCGGTGCGGGGGCCGCGGGCCAGGATGATGCTCATCGATCAGCTCCCGTAGGCTCCAGCCGGCTTCGCTCCAGGGGATCGGGACCCGGAAGGTACCGGCCGGCGTGCGGATCTCGTAGTCCCAGCTGATCGCGTCGTTGTCGGTGGCCGTGACCTGCACCGTGAAGCAGCCGGCGTAGTCCAGCCACACCTGCGGGGCCAGGCAGGCCCAGTGGATCCCGTCCCGGACCACCCAGAGCCGTCTGGGGGTGAACTGCACCAGGCCCTGGCCGGCGACCCCCACACGAGTGGTGAAGGACCCGGTGACCGTGCACGCCCTCGGCATCGGATGCTCACTGCACAACCGGTGGAGCCGGAGGTGTGGCCACCGGCAGATCCGGCCGCGGGGTATGCGGAGCCAGGTAGCCCGCGGCCAGACCGACCAGCGCCGGCACCAGCCAGGCCACGAAGGTGACCACCTCGTTCGGCACGTTTCCGCCGGTGAACACGAACTCACCCAGCGCCCACATCACCAGGCCGGTGATCCCGGCAGCGCCGGCTCCCACCGACACCTTGGTCTCGAGCATGGTGCCTCCTTAGAGGATGATCTCCCGAGCGCCCGGGTTGGCCGAGAGCACGGCCTTGCCGCGCGGGCTGTCCACCAGGGACTGGGCCATCTTGACCACCAGCGCGCTGCCCCGGTCGATCTCCCAGTGCATCGAGTCCTTGGTGGTCCGGTAGTCCCCGCCCCACTTGAGGCAGCTCTTGTACAGGGCCAGCCGGGTGTGGATCGCGGTGATGTTCTGGGTGCTGAACGAGCGGGACGGGGACTGGCCCTGCGGGTGCTTGGTGGCGTTGAGGTCCATCGCGGTGCCCGAGGCATGATTGGACCAGCTGCTGGACCCACTGATCTTGCGCGGCGACCAACCCCAGTCGTCCACGCCCTGGTCGATGTCCTCGAGCACCTGGTCGAACCACAGCGCCAGGTGGATCAGCAGGAAGCCCGCCGAGCCGTCCCGGAGCAGGATCCGCCGCTTCACCCCGGGGATGGTCCACTCCCGCAGATGCGGCCAGGGGCCCGAGGTGTCCTTGTCCAGGACCTCGTAGCCGTTCTGCGAGACGGGCATCAGGCCTCCCGGTTGTAGACCGGCTTGCGGTGGTTCGCGTACTTGTACGGGGAGCGCCGCTCCTCGTAGTGCAGGTGCGGGCCGGTGCTGTTCCCGGTGTTCCCGGAGTAGCCGATGACCTGCCCCTTCTTCACGTTCTGCCCGACGCTGACCCGGATCCGGGACAGATGGCAGTAGCCGTGCCGGATCGTGGTGGTCTGCAGCACGATGTGCTTGCCGTAGGCCGAGCCCCACGAACCCAGCCCGACCACCTTGCCCGCCTTGGCTGCCCGCACCGGGACGCCTTGCTTGCCCTTGGTGGAGTAGTCGTCACCGGTGTGGTAGCCAGCCGCCCACGAGCCCCGCTTCCCGAAGGGGGTGGTGATCGTGTACGGCGGGATCGGGTTGCTCATCAGGCGTCCTCCACGTCGTTCTCGTGCCCGGTGGTGTCGTCGTCGGGATCATCGAGGTCCGCGTCGTACTCGACAGTAGCCTCATCCGGCAGGGTCGGTGCGGCGTCGTCGCCATCGACCGGCGCGTCGTCGCCGAGGTCGTCCACGTCCTCGACCTCCACCTCGGCACTCGGGTCGTAGAGGTCCTCGTACTCCGGGTCCACCTCGTCCTGGGGCTGCTGGGTCACCGCTGGGCCTCCGGCTCGGTCTGCTCGGGAGCCTGGTCGTCCTCGTCCACGGTCCGCTCCTCCTCCGGGCGGTCCGCCGGGTTCTGCCAGCCGGACCGAGTGCCCTCCTCGTCGTCGGGGTAGAGGCTGTCGGTCTTGCCGGCCACGAAGTCACCGGCCTGCTCGGCCTGCACCTCCGGGTCCGGGTACTGGATCTGCCCGGGCACGCCGAGGAACTCGTCCTCCTCCTCGGCCAGCGGCTCGGTCTCCTCGCCGGTGCTCTGCCCGGTGGGCTCGGTCTCCTGCGGTACTTCCCTGTCCTTGACCATGACTTCCCTCTCTCGTTGGTGGACCTACAGTGCCCTACAGCTTCTCTTCCCACACCACGTGCACCTCGCCGCAGCGCAGCGCCGCAGACGTGGAGACGATCTTCGAGTAGTCGGTGGGGAACGCGGAGGCCTTGACCGGATCCTTCCAGTACAGCCCCATCCCCTTGACCTGGGTGTTCAGGTTGTCCGAGAACGCCGCCGGCAGGGTGAACCACCGGCCCTCGCCCTTGGCCAGCCGGCCACCCCCGGCGGTGGTGGTCAGCTTGGTGACCTCGTTGACCACCAGCCCGCTGACCGCCGGGTTCGGCAGGTTGGCGATCCCCGGGTAGGTGTGCCAGTACAGGTAGAGGTCGGCGGTCGCCGAGCCGAGGTCTTCGGCCGCACCCTCCCGGCGGATGTAGATCTGGGCGCTCCGGATGGTCGGCGCGCCCTGGGCACCGATCGAGTCGGTGAACTGGTGACCGTGGAACCAGACCCCGAAGGAGCGCGGCGAGCCCTGCTGGATCAGGTCCCCGCTGGCCCAGCCGGCCGAGGCCCGCCAGGATCCCGAGGAGTTCGGCTGGAACCGGGCCTCCTTGACCACCACGTTCGCGGTGCCCACCGAGTCCTTCGGGATGTGGATCGAGGCCTGGTTGACGGTGCTCCAGTTCCCGGAGTTGTCCAGCGACCAGCCACCGAAGAAGTAGTCCCGGTCGCCGGGGATGGTGTACCCGGCTCCCACGTTGGGCGGCCACTGCTTGTAGGTGTAGGCCGAGGTGTCGTTGTGGTTGCCGTAGGCGTTGTAGCGCCACTCGCTCCACGGCTCGCCGGTCCAGTCCTTGTCCGCGGTGGCGGTGTAGGTGCCGCCGAACTGGGTGGACGGCGGCTTGCCGGCGTAGTTGGTCAGCACCCGGGTCAGTCGGGCGTCCGGGTCGTTGCTGGCCCCGGGCAGCCGGGTGCCGACCTTGATGTAGCGGGTCTTCAGCACGTTCGCGCCGTTCACCTTGTCGAAGTCCTCGATCACGGTCAGGGTGATCTCCGGCGGGTTCGGCGGGGTCACGTCGTAGTCGTAGGCCTGCTTCCAGATCCCGGCCTGCTTGATCCAGGCCTGCGAGGCCGCCACCCAGACATCGTTGCGCCGGACGTAGGGACGCTGGACCAGCTGCCAGACGCCGTTCTCGTCCTTGATGTGCAGGGTCACGCCTAAACCACCCTAAACTTCATAAAGCCCGGATCAGATCTTGAAGAACACGTCGCCGTTCGCGTACGTCGGGTCGGCGTTGGTCGGCACCGTGGGCCCGGAGGCGATCTTGAAACTGCCCGGGGCGAACGATACCCAGGCCGCACCGTCGTAGTAGGTGAGCGCGTTGGTGTCCTTGAGGAAGGCGAACATGCCCTCCTCGACCAGCCCGGAGACCGCGGTGTTCCGGGCCGCGGCGGTGGCATAGACGCCCACCACCCGCTTCTCGATGGCCTTGGCGAGCTGGGTGATGTCGTCCACGACATCCGGGTCGTCAGCACCTGCTGGGATCCGGAAGGCCTGGATCGGAGTGTTGGTCGGCATGGTTCCTCCTCTGCTCAGATCGTCTCATCCGCCGCTACTGGGCTCAGTCTGCACAGGCGTCCGGGCCCAGTGAGGTCTGCCGGTCCTGGTTGATCTGCCGCAGCGTCTCGAGGTACGCCTCCACGACCGGATCGGCCTTCGGGTCGGCAGTGGTCAGGTGCTGCTGCTGCAGGGCGTGCAGGTAGTTGGTCACGGCATCGGTCTGGCGTACCTCGAAGCTCACGTCGGAGGTGGAGATCCGGCCCAGGCACTCGCGCTCCTCGGTGGCCCGGCGCTGCTGGACCGCCTGCTGGGTGACCAGCCCGAGGCCGAGCAGCATCAGCACCCCACCGACCAGCAGATCCCAGAAGTGCTTGCGCTCCTTCTCGGTCTTGTCGTGGGTGCCCAGCCAGTAGCCGAGCCCGACCCCGGTCACCAGACCGACCACCGTCCAGACCAGACCGGACAGCACATAGTGCACCCAGGCGCTACTCATCCTTGCCTCCCTTGGACCGACTGGCCGAGTAGACCGCGCCGGCGGCGATCGCGAAGATCGCGTTCACCCCTGGATCCGGGACATAGTGGTACTTACGCAGCATCAACGGGAACACCATCATGTTCATCACCCAGACGAAGGCGATCACGATGAGCAACCTCAGCCGTACCTTGTCGCTCATCGGCTCCCCCCATCTGCTCGCACCCCCTACGCCAGCGGGAAGCCGTTGGAGCAGCCGTTCAAGGACGCCCCCACGGCCACCGAGCGAGCCGAGCCGGTGGACTCGGCCACCGTCAGCCACACCTCGCCGGCGTTGGTGAGGTAGCACATCGCGATGTTCGCACCCAGCGAGCTCATGAACACCCCGGTGACCGTAGGCCGGGCAGCGGCGGGGATGGTCCCCCAGATGTTGTTGGTCATACCACCACCAGCACCCACCGCGATGGCCGAGGACAGCACCAGGTTGTTGAACCGGGCGAACACCTGACCGCTCTGCACCATGTACTCACACACACCTGAGGAAAAGGTCGCCCCGCTGATCCTGGGTAGCGTGGTCCAGGCCGTGGTCACCGCGCCACCCACGTCCACGTACTGCTTGGGAGCAGCTTCCAGGGCGTTGACCGGGTTGCCCGGCAGCTTGAGCGGGACCTGCATCTCCCGAGCCATCAGCCGGTCACCACAATCCGGAACTGGGCTGCAGTAGGCGCGACCGCGAATCGCACGGTCACCGACGTGGCCGAGGTGTGCTCGATGTCGCAGTCCACCTCGTCCCAGGGAGTGGTCTTCCGGTACACCGACACCGTGCAGTCCTGGCCCTGGGTGTGCGAGACCACCGTGCTGGTCGCCGCCGCGCAGTCCGCCGCGGTCTTGTTCATCGACCCACCGCCGGCCGGCGTGGTCCAGGTGCCGTCCGCGCGCAGGAAGTTCACCGTGCCGCCACCGGAGAGCGGCACCACGCCCGCCTGGGCGGAGCCGAAGGTGTTCACCGCCAGGGTCCGGTTCGCGCTCAGGTCGCCGCCACCAGTCAGTGGGGCCGTGGTGTTGATCGCGGTGCTGGTGGCCGCGTAGGAGTGCGTGTGGTCGCTGCGAGCCACCGTGGCCGCAGCTCCCGAGCCGCCCCAGGTGACCCCCATGTCGTCGGCGTTGACGGTCAGCCCGCCGCCCGAAGTGCCGATCACATCGATGGTGTTCGCGGTCTTGGTCAGACCAGCACCAGCGGTGAGCGCACCGGCACCGGGCAGCGGCGACCAGGTGACCGCCGTGGTGCCCAGGGTGCCGCCGGCGTTGGACGAGCACAGCCAGCCGGTGTCGGCCTGGCCACCCTCCTCCACGAACGTGTACGCGCCCGGCACCTCGGTCCAGGAGTCCATGTCGATGGCTCGGGTCCAGGCTCCGGCCTGCACCAGGTAGATGCCGTTCTCCGCCGGCGCGGTGTTGCTCTTGACCAGCACCCGGTCCCCGGCGATCACCGACACCGTGTCGATGGTCTGTGGGGCGGACAGGGTGATGTTCGCCGTGGTCGCCGCCCGCACCGAGGCCTTGGCGTCCAGGCCCTGGGCCACCGAGTCCACGTAGTTCTTGTTCGCCGCGTCGGTACCCACCGGCGGGTTGTCGGCCAGCCCAGTGATCCGCTGGGCGTTCATCTGGATCGCCGCGGTGGGCTGGGCCAGGTCGCTGAGCTTGATCAGCGAGTGCGCCGCGGCAGTGTGCGTCGGGGAGCCGTGAGTGTGGTCCGAGCGGGAGACGGTGGTCGCGCTACCGCTGTCCGTGGTGACCCCGAAGGACTGCTCGGAGATCACCGCGCCGTAGCCGGGGAACGAGCTACCGCCCTTGGCGGACTGCCAGGTGGTGCCGTCCCACCAGTACAGGGTGTCGTTGCCACCGGTGGAGTTGTAGTACAGCTGGCCCTTGACCGGGCTCGAGGGAGCCGAGCCCAGGTTCTGCACCTTGGCGTTCTGCAGCTCGTTCTGGCCCAGGTCGATGGGGGTGTAGAAGGCGCGTGCCATGTGTGCTCCTAGCTCAGGTACGCCGAACCCGCGAAGGCCGCGGAGAAGGTGACGGTCACAGTGTCGGCGTCGGTATAGACCAGATCACCCTCGACCCGCCGGCCGGTGGAGTCCACCACCGCGACGTTGGGCCGGTACGGCAGCGGATGGTCGATCACCCAGGTAGCCGCTGCCACTGCCTGGGTGAAGGTGTAGTTCAACACGCCGGTGGCCACCTTGTCCGCGGTCACCGAGCCAGCCTTCAGCACCGGGTTCGGGTAGGAGCCAGCCAGGTCTCCACCCGCCGCGCCGCTGGGAGCTCCCCCGCTGCCCCCACCGCCACCACCACTGCCCGGAGCTCCCGGGACCATCTTGACGATGCTGACCCGCATGTAGATCGCGCCGCCCACCGTGGACAGCGGAGCACCGGAGTTCTGCCAGCCGTAGATAGACAGCTTGTCCCCGGCTGTGCAGGACAGCGCGACCGCCACGGTGACCACCGGGATCGCGGTACCACCGCCTGGGGTGCCACTGACCTGCTGAACCGACGCGCCGTTCAGGTAAAGCGAGATCACCCGCTGGGAGCCGGTGGCGTTCGAGACGAACCCCAGGCTGGCGGTGACCACGTAGACGCCATCGTCGGGGACGGTGAACTCCCCGGTGCCGGCGTTGTAGGTGATCCCGACCGCCGGGCTGATGTCGGTGTCCCACTTGATCACCGTGAAGGTGGTGTTCGGCACGCTCTGCCCGACTGCCAGGTACCTGGCGGCGTACGGCACCGTGACCGGAGCACTGTCCGCGACCATCCGGCCACTGGTGATGTCCAGGTACATCGGGTACTTCTTGGGCACCACCGGCTGGGTGACGAACACCGCGGAGGCCGACCAGGCCGAGCCGGTGGTGCTCGAGCCCCAGGTCATCACCTGCCACTCGACGCTCTGGTCGTTGCCGTAGCTGGCGGCCGGCAGCGTGTAGGTGTGGTCCGTGCCCGGGGTGCCGGTCACCTGCGGGACCGTGGTCCAGGTGGGCGAGCCCACCACTCGGTGCCGGACCGAGAAGCTGGTCTGCACCGAGCCGTCGGTGGTGTTGTACTGCCAGGTGAACACGATCGGCTGGGTCGGGTCGAAGACCGTGCTGCCGCTCGGGGACAGGTTGGTCGGAGCATTCGGGGCGGTGCTGGTACCAGCGGTCTCCGGGGTCTCCGCGGACCAGGCGGAGTAGAGCACCGTGCCCGTGCTGGTCTTGGTGCGCAGCCGGTACTTGTGCCGGACCCCGCTCGCCGCGCCGACATGCTGGAAGCTGGTCAGGCTGTTCGGTGGGCCAGCCGGCCGGGTGCCCAGCGCGGTGAGGTCCCAGACCCCATCCGCGGCGTGCCAGATCTCGGTGACGTACTCGGAGTAGTAGGTGTTGTTGGTCCAGCCGACCACCCAGTCGGAGAACACCGGGTCCAGGGTGAGCGCGGTGGGCACCGCCGGTGAGGTCCACAGCACGTTGGTGAAGTCATAGGAGGCCGAGTAGCCGGCCGAGTTCCACGGCTTGATCCGGTACTCCCACTTCCGGTTCGGGATCGCCCCGGCATCGGAGTAGGAGATGGCCGTCCCGGCAGCGGTGCTCACCGTGGTCCAGGGCTGGCCCGGGTATGTGCCGTAGTCGTAGATGAACCGGTCCACGTACACCTTGGTGTAGGGCTTGCCATTCGTGTCGTGGTTGACCCAGCTGACCTTGTTGGTCTCGTCGCTGACCCGGCTCAGGGTGGCCGCGGTGACCGGATCCGGGTTGTCGTAGGGCCGAGCCGGGATCGCGGTGGTGTGCGAGCTGGATGGGGTGACCCCGTTGTAGGCACCGCTCAGGGTGGCCGAGAAGGTCCGGTTGCCCGGCGAGCTGCCGTAGTCGTTGGAGTCGTAGGAGTAGGTGTAGGTCCGAGTGCCACGCTTCTGCGCGGTGGCTCCGTCGTTGTTGGTGAAGGTGATCGAGCCACCGATCGAGCCGCCCAGGTTCAGGGTCTGGGTGTCCCCGTAGGTGTGCTGGTTCTCCGTCCAGTAGTCCACACTGAACACCACGTAGCTGGTGGTGTTCACCACCGGGCCGCCGGCTCCCGGGGCGACGCTGACATCGACCCCGACCCGCATCCCGTTGCCGCCGGAGTACTCCCACGCTCCCCAGTCGATCGCCATGTATGTCCTAGATGATCCGGATAGGAGCCATCGGCTCGAAGTTCAGCACTCCCGAGGCGGGCGCGAATCCGATCCGCTGCACCATCGAGCCCACTGAGGTGGGCGGGGTGTTGGTGACCTGCCCAGCAACAGTGGACACCCACTGCGCCCCGGGGGCCAGCCCGGACCGGAACGAGTTGTAGCCCACGTGGTGGACCGACACACTCTGCCCCGAGCTCACCGCGTCCAGCACGAACCCGTGCGCCTCGTACTGCTGGCCCGGGTAGGCGCAGGCCTTGCGGACCCGGAAGGTGCCGCTGCTGTTCCAGACGTTCACGATGTCTCCGGCGCTCAGGCTCTCCGAGGCGGTCACCGAGGTGGCGACCAGGGCGTTGGCGTTCAGGGTGTTCGGACTCAGGATGCCGGCGTTCAGGGAGCCGACCAGCTTGCTGGCGTCCAGGTTGAACAGGGTCTCCGAGGTCAGGTACTTCTGGATCCAGGACTGGTCACGCAGCTCCCAGATCGCGATGATCTTGTCCCCGGACAGGTAGGAGGTGGAGACCTGCGCGGTGCCGTCCCAGTGCCCGTCGTAGGAGGCACCGTCGAAGTACCGGCCCAGGTCGTCCTCCTGCTCGACCAGCACCGCCGAGCAGCGCCAGACATCGTTCACGTTGGCCGCCGGGCTGATCGCCCGGGCGCGCAGGAAGGCCGCCCCAGCCGGCACCGTGCCGGTCACCTTCATCCGGGGCTCGGCCATCGTGCCGGCCAGCGCCGGGTCCCAGGAGTTGGTCACCAGGTCCAGCGGGTCTCCAGCCGTGGTGGTCATCAGGGTGTTGGTCGCGTCGTACCAGGCCAGCGCCATGTGCACGCCCAGCCCGGTGCCGCTGACCAGCTCCGCGAAGGCCGAGGCGGTGTAGATCTCACCGGGCACGCAGGGCTGGCCGACCACCGGGTTCCACCGGGTGTAGTGGTCGGCGGCCGAGGCGTCGTTGCTGACCTGCATGGTCCAGTCGCCGGCGATCTCATGGGGGTCGGTGACCCGGGAGATGGTGGCCGCCACGCCGTTCCAGTCCACCAGGCTGACCTCGAAGGACGGGTTGGTGCACAGGTTCGCGCGTGGCCGGGTCCGGGTGAACCAGATCGAGCCGTTCTGCCGGGACACCGAGACGGTCACCGGGACGATCGCTCCGGTGTCCGGGTCGATCTGGTCCTTCACCTGGTCGTAGAGGATGTCGTCGGTGCCCGGGTTGTAGTCCGACATCGAGACCCGGCCATCGGCGGTGTCCGCGGTGTTGTCCGCCGAGGTAGCCACCATGGCCAGCTCGTTGACCGTCTGACTCAGCGCGTCGATGGCGGTGACGTTGCCCGCGACCGCCTCCACGATCTGGGTGTTCGGGTCCTTGGCGTCCACCCAGTTGGTGCCGTCCCAGCGCCGAGGCCGGTTGCCGTCATCGATCTGGTACCAGATGTCCCCCACCGCGATGGCCACCGGCTCGATGTAGGCCGGCGGGGTGTCCGGATCACCGTCCAGGTCGAAGAAGCCCGGGTTCTGGAAGGTGTGCACCCCGCCCGAGGGCACCCAGGCGGTGCCGTTCCAGATGTACTGGGCATAGCCGTTGGAGTCGTCGTACCAGACATCACCGACGTTGAACGGGCCACCGGTGGGCTCTACCGGGCCGACGTAGGTGAGCTGGCCGGCCACTCCACCCGCGACATCGGCCCAGGCCCCGGCCGTGCCGTCGTAGATCTGCAGGATCGAGCGGTCCTGCCGGTAGACCAGCATCCCCGGCCAGGCCGCCTCCACCAGGTCCGCGGTCTCGGTGGCCGGGTCCACGTCGAAGATCTGCACGTAGGTGGTCTCCGGCGCAACTCGCTGACCCAGCCTCGAGGACTGGGCCTGCGCGTAGGTCATGGCTGAATGCTAGTGCCCGACCAGCTGGTTGTAGGTGGCGTACGCGCCGCCCGGAGCGCCGGCCGGACCGGTCGGGCCCTGAGCCCCGGTGGCTCCCGGAGGTCCCTGCGGGCCGACCAGGCCGATGTCGCCCTTCGGACCGGAGCCCACCCTGGTCACCGTGAGCGCGCCGGCCGAGACGTTCAGGGCCACCGAGGAGCGGGCCAGCACGTTGATGGTCTCGTTGCCGAGCTTGGACCGCCAGGGGAAGGACAGGTCGGTGTAGAACACCGAGCCGGCCACGCTTTGCCGGGTGGACCGGGCGATCAGCCCGCCGCTCACCGACTGGAACCAGACGCTCCGGCCACCGGCCGCACCGTCATCGAAGGCCAGGTAGACGCTGAGCAGGTAGTCGCCGGCGTCGGTCAGGTAGATGTTGGACGAGCTCGGGAAGAAGTTGGTCTGCAGGTCGTAGTCGATCCCGCCGAAGGCGATCAGCGTGTCGGTGTTCGCGGCCAAGGCGTTGGTGGTGGTCACCGCGGTCCGCCCCTGCACGCTCAGGATCTGGCCCATCGGGCCGGTCTCGCCGACCGGGCCCTGGTCGCCCTGCTGGCCCTGGGGTCCGGAGACCCCGCGCGGACCGACCGGGCCGATGCCCTGGATCACCCCGGTGCGCACCTGGATCGCGCCACCGTTGACCAGCTTCACCACGTTGGCCATGCCTACGACCTCTTCTCCCAGTTGAAGCCCTTGCGCTTGTACTCACGCTTGAACGCCTTCGCGCTCTTCCTCGACGCCGGGGCTAACGAACCGCCGGCCATCGCGCCCAGCCCGGCTCCAGCCGCAGCACCCACCTTGGACCCTCGGGTGAGCTTGTGGGCGGCCACACCGCCGATGGCAGCACCAGCACCGGTACTGCCAGCGGTCACCTTCTGGTCCTTGGACCACTTCGATGAGCCTCTGGCTTTGGAGACCACACCGTGGTCGATCCCGAACGCGCTTCTCATGGCTGGGCCTTCCTTGGCTTCGTCGCATCGTAGATGGCCTTACCGCCGGCTGCTGCGACCCCCGCCGAGGCCACCGCGCCACCGCCCTTGAGGCCGATCACCCGGCCGGCGATCCGCCGGGTCTTCTTGGCTGCGGCCAGCTCCTTGCTGGACAGCCCTACCTCGCCCATGTTGTGCAAGGCGATCAGGTGATGTGCAGCCCGGCCGGTGCGCTGATGCCAGCCCACTCCGTGCCGAGCCAGGTACTGGGCATTGAAGCCACCTGCGCCCACTGCCGCGCCGCCGACCGCGGTGGTGCCGAGCTTGGATCCGGTGTCCTTCTTGGCCAGCGCAGCTGGTGCGCCCAGGGCCTTCTTCTGCTTCTTCTTGTAGGCAGCCGCCAGCCCACCAGCGCCCAGGGCCAGCCCGGTGGCTCCGACCGCTTGGCCAGCGTGCGCCCGGGAGACCGTGCGCAGGATCTTGGCCTGACCCGCCGGAGAGATCTTCCTGCCCTTGGCCTCGGCCATCGTGTGGATGAAGCCCATCGGGTCCTTGCCCTTGTGCTCGGCCAGGCTGATCCCGCCAGTAGCCGCGCCCAGTGCGCCCGAGGTGCCGGCGATCCCGGTCATCGTGTTGCCGACCTTCCGGTAGCGCTCGGCGTCGGCCCGATCGCGCGATGAGCCTGCGGCTTTCCAGACCACCGCTTGACCGTGCTCTACCCCGAATGCGCTCCTCATAGCAGCGTCACCCGCTGGTTCACGGTCACCGTGCCAGCCACCAGCCGCTGGATCTGGTTGCCGGCGTACTCGTTGCCGTCGTTCACCGTGACGAACAGGTCGTACCGGTAGGTACCAGGCATCAGGCTGCTGGTCACCGAGTCCTCGATGTGCAGTTGGATCAGGCCGATCTCCTCGCTGATCCCGATCTCCGGGATGGAGCCCTCCTCGAGCTCCACGTCCGGGGTGGACAGCGAGAGCTGCACCGCGCCCTGGTTGGACTTGATGTCCATCCGGCACGGCGCGATCACGTTGTACGGCTGATCGAAGTCGTCGGTGTAGACGATCGTGGTGGTCCAGTCCTCGCCCTGGTCGATCTCCATGGGCACGTACGCGGCTGCCATGTCTACATCATCCCGGCTCTGTCACTCCGGCGTTCCGCAGAGCCTTGATGTAGTCCTCTTCCTTCTCGCCCATCACCAGCACCAGGTTCTTGTTCACCACCGGGTCGGCCTGCTCGAGGCCGGTGATCTTGGCCCGGGCCATGATGATCCGCACCGCGGAGTCCACGCTCTTCGGGTCGCCCATCATCGCCGAGGGCCAGACCGCGGTCTGCAGCTTGTCCAGGCGGGCCACCTCGGTGGCCAGCGCGGTCTTCCGCTCGATGTCGGTCAGGAAGCCGGCCTCGAACCCGTACAGCTCGGTGAGCAGCTGACTGACCTCCGCGGGCTTGATCGAGAGGATCTCCGCGATGTCCGCCGGCGAGTGCCCCTCCAGGCGCAGGTCGAAGGCCTCCCTAGCCCGTTCCCAGAACCTCTCGGGGGACCGGCTCCGGGGCAAGGTCGGCGTACGGCTCGCGGACGGGGGCTGGTTCGCCAGCCCCTTGCTCGGGCCCGGGGACCCGATATCGGTTACCTTCGCCACTCCTGAACACCTCCACCACCTCGGCCACCGTGGTCTGCCCAGTGTCCACCATCTTGAAGATCCGGCGGCGCATCCGCCCAGATGTGCCTGCCCAGACCCCGTAGGCCTCCCGGTTGACCAGGGCATGGGTCAGGCACTCGTAGAACACCGGGCACACGTCGCAGAGCTTGGAGGCCCGCCGGACCTGCTGGATGGACTCGCCGAAGTAGTAGCCGATGCCCACTCCCGCGCAGTGCGCGCGGGCCTGCCAGTCCGGGTACAGGTCCTTCACGTTGTAGGAGACCCAGCGCTGGTCGTCGCTGTCCGGCATCCGCTGCCCGGTTAGGTCCAGCCAGGAGTCCAGCGAGTGGCTACTCGGGTGCGTCGGCCAGCCGGAGGTCTCGGGCTCGGTCGGTGATGGCGAGTCCATAGAGGCCGATGCAGGTGGCGTCGTACTTGTCCTGGTCATCGGCACACAGCAGAGCATAGTCAGGATGAGTGTCAACGATGTAGTTCCTGATCATGTCCTTGCTGGCGTTACCGTTCCCGACGATCTCCTTCTTCCAGGCCTTGTTGCCCACCAGCCGGACATCCAGGCCCGCCGGGCTCACCCCCAGCGCAGCCAGCACCGCGCCCAGCACCTGGGCCAGCTGGAGCGAGTACTTGTGGTTGTTCCCGACGATCACGTCCTCGATCCACACCTGGTCGGCATCGTGGAACAGCGCCTGGTCGTGCACGTACCGGCCCAGCTCGAGCAGCTGGTAGCCCCGGCTCAGGCCCTCGGCCGGCGCATAGGCGGTAGCCCGCTGCAGCCCATCACCGGTGAGCACCGCGACGGCTACCTTCCGAGTGCCCAGATCGATGCCGATCACGGTCATACCGGCGCGCCCGCCTGCCGGGCGGCCCAGACGATCCAGCCGGCGTAGCCCTTCTCCACCAGCACCATCCAGAGCCGCTTGAGCGCCTCTACCAGCCGCTCCCACTCACTGGCCAGGCTCATAGCCGTCCTCGCCCGAACACGAAGGCGATCACCACGACCACCAGGATGATCAGCAGGATGGCCCACAGACTCATGGCCGCCGCCGGCTGTAGGGCACCAGCAGCAGCACGATGATGATGATGATCCCGATCAGGATCAGCCAGTGGAACAGTTCGGTACTCATGGTGCTGCCTCTCAGTAGGGCGGTGTATCGAAGTCGAAGGTCACTACCGTGCCCTCCTCGGTGACGCTCACCTTCTCGAACATCTCGTCAAAGGCGTAGTCCCCGAAACCCCACCACTCCACACCCTTGCCGAGGTTCCCGGTGGCCGGGTCGGCCGCAGTGACCGAGCCGAGCTTCAGCCCGCCGACCATCTTGAAGGACTCGGAGTACGGGCGGTGGTCGCTCGAGCGCACCCGGGGCATCAGGTCCGGGCCTCCTGTCACGCTCAGCCCGCCGTAGTAGGAGCCGTCGATGATCCGGTTCCCACCCAGCGAGCCACCCGCGGTGGGGAAGTGCACCCAGGCCCGCCTCAGCCCGGCCTTGGTCCAGTGCCCGGCCATGTAGTCGCGGACCCACTGCTCCTTGAGGTTCAGGTTCCAGTCCGCCACCACCAGCACCCCAGCAGGGCGATACCTGCGCTCCAGGGCCAGCACCAGGTTGCTCCAGCCGTGCATCGCGTCGGTGTAGGCCTGCTTGCGGGCCCGCCAGGCATCGGTGCCCGGATGCGCCCAGTGGCCCTCCAGGTGCGCCGGCATGTGCGTGACGCTGACCAGCAGGGTCTGGTCGGTGACCACGTGCTTGAGCACCGCGTTGCAGGCGTAGGTGGGCGGGCCGGGCTTGTTCGCCAGGGCCCGGACGTAGCGCACCGAGGAGAGCTTGCGGACGAAGGCGTCCTTGCGGTGCCAGGTGCTGGTCTTCCAGGCGATCGCGCAGTCGTCGGCGTTGTTGCCCAGCGGGGAGTTGTAGTGCGCCCAGCCCGCCTCGCGCAGGGTGGCCGCCTTCTGGTCCCGGCGGACCTCGGTCACCGTGATCAGGGAACTATGCGCCATCCAGTCGTCCATGTCCGCCTCCAGCGAGGCAGCAGAGCGGTCGAAGCGCGAGGAACAGTGGATGTGGGTGAACTGAGCCTGACCGGCCATTGCTCCTCCTAGGTCTTCCTCGACACCGAGTAGAGCAGGGTCTTGTGGTCGCTGTCCGCCACCTTCAGCGCGCTGCTGACTCCCCGGCGCGCCGTGCCACCACCCAGGATGGCCCAGTCGATGCACCGGGTGTCATGGGTGTCCGGGTAGGTCGGGGCCTTGGTGTTCGGCTCCATCACATGCATGGCCGCAGCGAAGTTCTTCTCCAGGTAGGACCGGAACCACTTCTGCTCACACGGGGCGTTCCAGTCCGCGGCCACCACGATCCCACTCTGCCGCCACTTCTTGTCCAGTTCGCCGACCCACTGACCCAGAGTCTTCACGCCGTCCTGGTAGCACTTCACCCGGTTGCTGGGCGGCCGGAACCCGGTCCACACCGCGACATGAGAGGGCGTGTGGGTGGTCACGAAGATCCACTGCTCCTTGCTGGTCTTGTGCCGCAGGAACACCGAGAAGGCGGTGAAGTCCGGCATCTTGTTCCCGGTGGACCCGGAGTACCAGGGGATCGTGGAGAGCGTCTTCCAGGCGGTGTCCACCAGCTCCCACGCCGCGTTGTCCCAGGTGAAACAGCACTCGTCGTAGGGCTTGGTGTTCTGCTGGGCGAATCCCCAGCCGGCTTTCCCCGCCGCGGCCTTCAGCCGCTTGGCCCGCGCATCGTTCGCGAACTCGGTGTGGCTGATCACGCTCGACTTGGCGCTGACCTGCGCAAACGCCTGCTCAATGGCGTGGTTGTCGTACCTTCCCGAGTGGTGCGCCAGCTTGTGGATGACCATCCGTAACCACCTATCGTCGTTTCCTGGCCGCAGCTGTGCGCTTGAGGTACAGCCTGACCGCAGCCTCGCTGACCCCGACCACTCGCGCGATCTCAGTGTGCTGCCAACCTGCACCATGCGCCATCTCGATGGCCGCACGGTACTCCTTGATCGCCTTGCGCTTGTCCCAGGCGGCCTGCTGCAGAGCCTGCCGGATCACCTCGTCCGGGACCTTCTCGGTGGTGGTCAGGGGATCACTTCCCAGACCCGCATCAACCGGTTTGTCTTACCTCGTACCTTCTGCCCGGTCCACTGCACCATGCCCTTGTCGCGCAGCTCCTTGCGCCTGGTCCGGATCCCACTGGGGCTCTGTGGGTGGTCCCGCATGTACTGCGGGTAGCAGTAGACCAGCCACTCATCGGTGCTCGGGCCCAGCTGGGACAGCACCTGGTAGACGTAGACCTGGTTCTCCCGGACCGCCACCGTCTCGGCAGCCTGGTGCGAGGTCTCCGGGTCCGCCCTGCGCGCCCTGGCCCGCTCCTCGGGGTCCATCGGGATGATCTTCATGACACATGCCTGGCCTTGCCGTGGAACAGCCCGCGAACCGGCTCCTCGTCCACAGTGCCCTCGATGTACGCGGTCACGATCTGCGAGCGCGGCACGCCGATCAAGGTGCTCAGCCGAGTGGCCACCGCGGCCGGCGTCCTGCCCAGAGTCATCGCGATGGTGTGAATCTCCTCGCCGCGGGCCCGGGACTCCACCAGCGACTCATCCTCGTCCTGGGTCCAGGCCAGATGGTTGTTCGGGGTCTCCAGCAGCATCATCTCGCGCTGCGCCTTCATGCAGTCGTTCATCGCGAAGTGCAGCTCGATCAGCGCCCTGGTGTGCTGCTTGAACAGCACCAGCTGCTTCAATGGGTTCTTCTCCGGGTGTTGCCCGATGATCAGCAGGTCCAGCACCCTCATCGCGCGGTGTCCCTGCTCCGCGAGCCGGATCACGTCCGTGGTGCGCATCAGCCGTTCGCTTCTGGTCTTCCGCCGGCCCATCAGTCGCCTCCGTTCGTATCGAACCTCGCCTCGAACAGCAGCCGCTCCTGGGTCAGTCGCCTACTGCCGAGCTCGGCCATCAGCTTGGCCATCTCGATGAACGAGCGCAGCTGACCGGTCCGGAACTTGTAGTACGGGCTGCCCCGAATCACCCGTCTGTTCTGCTCCTCCCAGTGGATCAGCATGTCGATCTCCTTGGCCCGCGCGTAGTACGCCGAGGCGATCTCCATCAGGTCCAGCACCGAGTCCATGTCGGTGGGTGGGTCGGCCCGGCCCAGGATCACGTTGGTGTAGCCGATCAGCTCCTCGTGCAGCTCGTCCACGCTGCCCAGGCCGTCCAGCACCTCCACGTCGATCAGCCGCCGGGAGAACCTCTGGCGCGCCGTTTCCGGCGCGACCACCTGGCTGGGCTCGATCCTCATCGCGCCTGGTCCCAGTCATGGATGCTCAGGCATCGGTCCCGGTACGGGCAGGACTGGTACTTCCAGCCGGTCCGGTCCAGGCACTTGCTCAGCGGCTCCATCAGGTTGCGGTCTTCTACCGCCTCCCATAAGGTCTGGGCCTGCTCCTCGGCCTCGACCATCGGCAGGTCCTTCCGGCCGACCACGATCTCCTTGTACTCCTGGTTGTCCTTGCACTCGTAGATGAACACGCCCTTCTCGCGCCCGCTGACCAGCATGTAGGTGGCCATCTGGTAGAGATGGTCGAACAGCGGGCCGAAGGTCTGCACCCGGGAGAAGCCATTCATGTTGATGCTCTTCAGCTCGAGCACCGAGTCCTCGTAGAGCAGCCCATCCATGGTTCCGCTCAGTCGGTACGGGTTGCGGGGAATCGGCACCTCGGCCCGCTCCAGCCAGCCCTCGGTGAGCCCCTCCAGCTGCCAGCGCAGGTGCATGAACGAGCCGTTCTGCATCTTCGCCGCGTTCTTCTCATCCGGTGGCAGCTTGGCCAGCCCGAGGTAGGTGAACTGCTGCTCCCGCGCGCAGCCACCCAGGCTGGAGGCGCTGATGGTGCCCTTGCGCACTCGGTCCCCCGCGGACAGCTGGCGCAGCGCGAAGGACAGCGCGTGCTGGCTGTACTGCGGGTGCGCGTCGTTCCGGCCCACCCAGGCATCATGCCGGCGGCTGACCACCAGGTCAGGGGCGGTGCTCTTCACCGTCTCGGAGAACTTCATCAGCACCCTTCATCTGTCACTCCCATATCGAACACTAGTACGACGTACGTTTGTTCGTCTAGAGTCGCTCTGCCAACTGCTCAGCCACGATGTAGACGTTCCGGGACAGATCCAGGACCGCGTGCACCAGCGCTACTTGCAGCTGCAGCGCCAACACCTCGGAGTCCTCGTTGGGCCCTCCGACACCAGGCTCCACTCGAGCCAGGATCTCCTTGGCTGTGCGCCCGTGCACACTCATACCGACGCGCCGTAGTGCTCGAGCAGGTACTCGTCCGGACCGGTGTACAGCGGGACCGACGAGCCCGGCACGCTGATCACCGAGCCGCGCAGCAGCAGGCCGTTCTCGAAGGCCGGCTGGTCGTGGGCCACGCTGTGGTGAGCCGGACACAGGTACATCAGGTGGTAGGTCTCGCCCACCGCGTCCAGCAGCAGCCCGCCCCGCGCCCTGGTCAGCTTGTGGTGCAGGTGTGCGTCGGGCTGCCCGCAGCAGGTGTACATCGGCCGGCTACGGCCGCTGATCCGGGTCTGTACCATCGCCTCGCATCGTGCTGACATTGTTGTTCCTTCCATGGATGAGGGTGGTCAGGGCACCCGAGGTGAACAGGTGCCCGAGGATCCCGGTCAGTGACTCCGGGGTCCCGTCGTACTCCTTGTGGCCCGAGACCGAGGCGGTGGCCGCCCGCTGGACCAGATCGTCCAGGTCCTCGAAGGGCTGCAGGTCGGCGAGGCGGCGGGCGCTGAGGCCGCCCACCCCGTCGATGGACTGCAGTCCTCGGCGCACCGCGGCCCGGCGCTCGTCCAGGGTGTCCATCGTGTAGCTGGCTCCGCTGATGTTGATGTCCGGGGCGAGCACCCGGATGCCACGAAGCCTGGTGGCCCGCAGGTAGCGGTTCTCCTTCTTCGACTCGCCACCACTCGCCACGCCCAGCAGAGCGGTGTGGAACTCAAGCGGATGCCGAGCTGCCAGATAAGCGCACCGATAGGCGGTGATCCCGTAGACAGTGGCGTGTGCACGGTTGAATCCGTACTCCGCAAAACCAGCGATCGCGGCCCGCAGGTAGTCCATGTCATCCTGGCTCATCCCCTCTGCCACGCACCGGTCGTTGATCCACTGCTGGTAGGTCTCGATCACCGCACCCGCGTCGCCGATGTCCTTGTTGGACGCTTTGACCGCTTTGAGGAAGGTGGTCAAGTCGTCCGCACCCAGACCCAGCGCGCGCAGGATGTCGATCACCTGCTCCTGGTACAGCATGATCCCGTAGGTGGGCGCGATGACCCGGGCGATCAGCGGGTGTCGCACCGGCACCGCAGCCTGCTTGAACTTCCGCGCGATATACGCGCGGGTTGCGCCGGTGTTCATGGTGGCTGGCCTGAACAGCGCCATCGCCGCGATCACGTCCTTGATCGTGGTCGGCTTCAGGTCCCGCAGCCCCCACTGGGTGGACCGACCCTCCAGCTGGAAGATCCCCTCGGTCCGCCCCGACCTGATCAGCTCGTAGGTGGGCAGGTCCTTGTACTCGATGTCGGCCAGCCGGGACAGCGGCAGCCCGAGCAGCCGCATCGTCCGGTCCAGGATGGTCATCGTCTTCAGGCCCAGCGCGTCCAGCTTGACCAGCCCGAGCGCCTCGATCTGGTCCTTGGAGTACTGGGTGACGAACGCCTTGCGGGAGGCCATCCAGGCCATCGGCACCAGCGCCTCGAACTCGGCCTTGCTGCCGGTCAGCACGATGCCGGCGGCATTGGTGCCCATCCCCTTGTACAGGTGCCGGTTCGAGAGCGAGACCAGCATGGCCTTGTCCTCGGCGGGCACCTCGGACCAGGAGGTGGCCCCCTCGTCCTTCTTCTGAGCGGCGGTAAAATATCGGACTCGCAGAGAACCTCGCTGGGTCTCACCGAACTCGTCCTCGGTGTCGTTCAGCGAGTAGGTGGCCCACGACCCGATCTGATGCGCGGTGAACCGGGTATCAAGCATCTCGAGGAGCTCGTCACGACGGTCGTGGGCCACATCCAGGTCCACGTCCGGTGGCTTGGTTCGATCCTTGCTCAGGAACCGCTCGAAGCGAAGGTTCCACTCGATCGGATCCACATTGGAGATCCCGAGCAGCCAGCAGACCAGCGAGCCGGCGGCACTGCCCCGGGTCTGGAACATGATGTCCCGATCGCGCAGCCAGTCGGTGACCTGGGCGACCAGCATCAGGTAGCCGGCCATCCCGGAGGCGTCGATCACCTCCAGCTCGTCGTCCAGGTGCAGGCCGTAGCGCGGTGGCACCTTGTCCGGTGCGAACATCCCCTCCAGGGCCGCGATCGCCCGGTTCGCCAGCGCGAAGAACGGGTCGGCGACTACTTCCGGGACGGAGTAGGTGTAAGAGTCAAGGACAGGGATTGTGAGTGTGTGGCGACCGAGGAGATCCGCCAGTCCTTCCAGGCCTCGCGCAAGGCGATGTTCACCATGATGTTCAGCGATCCATCGACCGTCCGCGAGGTGGAAACCATCGCCGGGGAAAACAGCGTCGTCGGGATCTGGTCCGAAGGCGACGAGTCGCTTGAGTCCGTCATGGTCCCGACGATCTTCTGGATCGAGGTAGTGCGAGTCCTGGGTGATGACCACGGGAAGACCCACCTGGTCGGCCAGCCCGACCAGGGCCTGCGCCAGCTGTTCATCGTCCCACCCGTCCTCATGGTCGATCCGGTGGTTCTGCACCTCGACGTACACGCTATCGGGGAACCACCGGCTCAGGGTGTGTAGGAACTGCGTGGCGGCCTGCTCACAGCCGGTGGTGAGCAGCTGGGCCAGATACCCGAAGTAGCAGCCGGTGGTCACCGCCAGCCCCTCGGTCCGGCCGTCCTCGGCCAGCTGAGCGAACATCGGGTAGTCGGCCAGCGGCTTCCAGTGGTGGTTGCGATGCGTGAGCGTGGAGAGGTTGACCAGGTTCTGGTAGCCCGCCGTGGTGTAGGCCAGCACCCCGAGGTGGTACATCGTCGCCTTGCGGTCCTTGGCCGCCCGGTCCGCGCGGTAGGCCATCGTGTCCGGCACGAAGTACAGCTCTGACCCAGGGAAGGGGGTCACACCTGCCTTCATGCAGGCCTGGTAGAGCTCCACGCTGCCCGCCATGTTGCCGTGGTCGGTCAACCCCAACGCAGGTTGGCCGAGCGCCTTGACCTTGGCCACCAGCGCCTCGACGGTGGGCATCGCGTCGTTGACCGAGTACCGGGAGTGGGTGTGTACGCTCCACCAACCGGCGGCCGGCTGCGCCGGGATGATCCGCCACCGGGGTGTGGGCACGATCCTCATGGGTATCTCGTTTCACGTGAAACCTGGTGGTGGGTGCGGCCGGGGGTCTCGAGGTCTTGGATCCGCCCGGTCGCACCCACGGATGGGTTACTGCAGGGACATCAGCCAGTCCACCACCTCATTGGTGGTGGTCAGGGTGGCCGGCGGCACGGTGCCCCCCATGTCCTGCTTGACCGTCATCAGGAGGTCCTCGTACTCCATCTGGCGAAGGTCCGCCTCCTGGTAGACCTTCGGCTCAAAAGGGGGCTCCTCGGGCTGCACAGCCGGCTTCTGCGGGGCGATGGTGGCCCGCTTGACCTTCTGGGCCACCGCGGCCTCCTGAGTGGCTGTGTTGCTCGCCGCCAAGTTCGCCTGGGCCTGGCTCGGGTCGCCCCAGGCCTCGTCCCAGGACTGCTGGAGCATCGCCTCGATGTTCTTCAGCTCGTACCGGTCCAGGTCGATCGGGTGCGGGGTGCCACCCTCCACGTCGAAGTCCCAGCGGTCCCCCGAGGACTTGTACCGGGTGATCGTGTAGTCCCTGTCGCAGATCGTGGTGAACCGCTTGTACCGGTTCTCCAGCTTGTCGGCCACCGTCGGGCCCACCTTGAAGGCGTTCACGTACTCCTGGCCGTTCCAGGACGACAGCACGTTGAACCCGATCTTCCGGTTCACCTTGCTCATCTTCTCGTTGTCCGAGGAGCAGCCGGGGCAGTCCTCGACCGGATCCTCCGGGCTGCGCGGGCACGGGAAGGAGAACCCGGCGGGGCTGAAGTGCTCCCACCAGTACTTCCAGTCGTCCGGCTCCTGCAGGATCCGGAAGGTGGTGTCCCCGTCCTTCAGGTAGCGGATGAAGTCTCCGCCACCTCCCCCTCGTGGTGCCTCCTGCGCGGCCTCATCCGCGCTCTTGCCGAACCTCACTTCATGCTCCTGATCTTCTCGACGGTCTGCTGCACGGCTACCATGACGCTCTCGTTGACGTGGCCTACGGCCCGGGTCCTTGCGTCTTCTGCGCTCTCACCTTCGTCAAGCCTGGTGGTGGCTTCGTACTTCACCCACGACTTGTCCCGGCCGACCTCGATCTGGTGGGTCACGCCCACGGTGATCCGGTCGCCCGCGTACAAGACGAAGGCGTCACTTCCCTTCCTGGTGACTTCGTTCATCTACTTCCTCTTTCCCTTCGTGGTGGTTGGTTCCTTCCTCCCGAAGTACTCCGCGAGCTCCTTCATGTCGTCCTTGGTGTACAGCCAGACGATCAGGTCACCGGTCCGCGCAGCCTTGCTCGGTGCGGTGAACTTAGCCTCGCCGTCCGACAGTTTCGCCCGGCCGAGCCGTCGAATGGTCTCGATGCTCACGTCGAAGTGCTCGGCCACCTGGCGCGCGGTCAGCAGGCCAGGCGGCAGCGACTCGATCAGCCGGGTGGCCGGGGCCTTGCGCGGACGCCGCTTGATCTCGCTGGCGTCAACGATCTTTGGATTTACCACGTTCACTCGTTCTCCTCGGTTCTCACGCATGGCCAGTGCCAGGTGCCACCGGTGTGCTTGTCCTCGGACTGGCGGATCTGCCGGTCGAAGAACAGTCCAGTCGGGTTCAACACCGCGATGCCGATGTCCTTCGGGTTGATCTCGGTGACCACCGCCGCGCGGCACTCGGGCAGGTACTCGCCGCCGGGCGTGCCGTACGACACGTAGTGCACGATCCGCCCGACCGTGGGTGCAGTGCTCATGGGTGCATCACCGTGTCCCACTTGATCTCGGCCTCGCCGACGCTGACCCCGATGTAGGTCAGGTTCGAGGAGATCTGCGCCCCGTCTGGGAAGGCCAGGTGGTCAGCCAGCGCCACCAGCCGGCGCAGGCTCTCCAGGTCCATCGACTGGCCCTCCAGGCCGATCAGCAGCTTGGCCATCACTCGGCCTCCTTCTCGGAGTAGGTCAGGAACGGCTTCTTCGCGATCCGCGAGGTGAACCGGCTGACCACCACCGGGTCCACCTCACCGGAGTCCATCGCCTTCTCCATCGCCCGCCGGTCCAGCACCCGCTTGGTGTACCGGTCGTAGGTCTTGGCCCGCAGTGCCCGGCGCAGCCCCGGCTCGTCCACGTTGATCGTGTACTGCTGCACGTAGCTGATCGAGCGTCGGATGCCGTCCTTCTCCCACCGGAACGACTTTCGCTGGTCACTCTCCATCTGCTTGCGCAGCCGAGCGGCAGCCTCTTCGAGCTGGGCCTGGGCCTTGTCCATCGCGGCCCTGGCGATCAGGTACTCACGCACCAGTTCATTGGGTTCGTCCATGGGGTCATGCTATGCACGCGAGTCCACCGGATACAAGATCATTCACGACGTGTTTCCGACGAATCTCGGAGACCTCGGCGATGTCCCCACCCCAGGCCTTCGGCCAGCTCAGCCGGTCCACCAGCCGGTTCCGGAACGCCTGCTCGGTGTCCCGGTGCGCGGCCCAGCCGGCCTTGTCCTGGTCGTAGCAGGTGTAGACGTACTCCGGGTCGATCCGGGCGATCAGCTTCACCTGGTGCTCGGAGAGCCGGGACCCGTAGATCGCCAGCGCATCGATGCCGACGTTCCACAGCGCGATCGCGTCTAGCGCACCCTCGACCAGGACCACCGCCGACCGGTGGGCTGTGGTGTAGTTGAACAGCAAGCGGCCCACGTCGATGCCGGCGGGGTACCGGTACTTCGGTCCAGAGCCCCCCATCGACCGTCGTACCACCCCCAGGACCCGCCCGGTAGGGTCGCGAAGCGGGTAGGTGAGTGCCCCGGCCTCCGGGTCCGTCCCGAGGCGGAACCGCCGGGCGGCGGCCTCACCTACTCGTCCCAGCCAGTACGGGTGCACCGGGCCGGCGTCGTAGCGGTCCAGCCAGGCCTCCGGGTAGATGGTGCCCTGGGCCAGCTTGCGGTCCATCCAGAGCTTCATGGTGTGGTAGTCCGGCTCGGCCAGCCGGGCCTCGCCGGTCAGGTCGCCGTGCGCGTGGCAGGTGTAGCAGTACCAGACCTTCTTCACGGTGTTCACCGAGGCGGAGGGCCGGGAGTCCCCGTGCTCGGGGCACAGGAACTCCCGCTCGACCCCGCGGCCGTAGATCAGCGCCTCGGAGAGGGTGAACGCCCTCACGCCGCGCAGCTGCACCAGAAGTGGTGCAACCCGTCGCAGTCACGCTGAATGCAGGCGAAGTCGGACCGGCCGACGATCTTGTGGTGCTCGGCGTCGAGCAGCGGCTGGTCGTTGGTGGCGTAGAGGTGGTGGTCGATCGTTGCAGTGCTCATAGCTCGTCCTTGGACTAGAGGTCGGTCTTCGACTTGATCACCCGCAGCTTGGGCGGGATCGGGTTCTCGGCCAGCACCTCGGCGTTGATCACCAGGTCCTCGGCGGCATCGCCGGAGATCTCGGTGAACGAGCCGGTGTTCGGGTCGAAGGTGGTGTGGAAGTAGATGCCGCTCGGCCCATGCCGGTTCTTCTCGATCGAGAAGTGCGTGGCCACCCCGTGTGGCTTCGCGCGCATCGTGAGCACCACGTCCCCGTCCTGCCCGAGGGCATCGGACTGGGCCAGGTTCTTCACCTTCGGTGGTGTCGAGCCGGTCTCCCCCTCCCGGTTGATCTGAGCCGCGCAGAGCAGCCCGGTCTGCTGGGTCAGCGCGGTGGTCTTCAGGGAGTTCGAGATCGAGGCCATCACCCGCCAGTCATCGATGGCCCGGCCGCCACCGTCCTGGGCCATCAGGCCCACGTAGTCGATCACCGTCAGCTGGTACTCCCCGCACCTGCTGGCCACCACCGAGGGAGACACCGGACCGTCCGCCGGGGTGTGCACATCCAGGCAGCCGCCGGTCGCGGTCATCCGCTCCTCCAGCTCGCCGATGAACCTGCGGTAGAGGGCCCGGTCCACGCTGCGGTCGCGCAGGTTGCTCAGGGTGATCGACGGGTAGCCCATCTCGGTGCCCAGACATGCGTGGAACCGGGCCCTTACTTCCGCCTCGCTCATCTCGAGGGAGTAGAAGAGGACCCGGTTCCCGGTCAGCACGCCGTGCTTGCTGGCCACCGTCAGGTGCGCGGACTTGCCCTGTCCCGGCCGTCCGGCCACGTACCACAGGTTGCCGGCCTGAATCCCGCCGGTGAACCGCTGCAGGGTGCCGTACGGGAGCTCCACGGCGTACGGCTTGTGGTCCCACTCGTCCAGGTGCGCGGTGTCGGTGAGCAGCCGGCGGGGTGGCAGCAGGGCCCGCTTGGGCTTGGCCTCCACCAGCTGGGTGTAGGCCGCGTTCACCTCGCCCAGATGCATCAGGTCCACCGCGTCGCTCATCGCCGTGTTGATCCGCCGCTTGTTGCTGGCCAGGTGCACCAGGTCCGCGGCCGAGCGGACCTCGGTGTGCTCGGAGTGCCCGAAGGTGGGGAACTTGATCGCGAAGATGTCCCGGGTGGGCTGTTCGTGGTAGGTCTCCACGTAGTTGACGAGCCAGTTGTACTCGTCGGCATAGCCCTCGAAGTCGGCTGCGGAGATCCCGAAGGGGACCTCACTGCCGACCGACGCGGTGTTGACCAGGGCTGAGATCAACAGCGCTTCTGCGGATACCGCTGGCACGGTGGGCTCCTCGTGTGCTCGTCCTTCACACGCCGCTCAGGGTCTGGAAGCAGTGTGTAGTTGTATGTATGTACCCAGTTTGGAATGCCTGGGCTAGGTGGAATGCTTTCGATAGTAGGGCATCTGGTTGGTGTCCGGCCAGACCCAGAACGCTCTTCCTCGCCGATCGGTGATCAGCACCCCGCCGTTGTGCTCGCAGGCGTGCCGGGTGTCGCAGACCGGGCAGTACCGCTTGCGGATCTCCAGGTAGGGAGCATCCGGGTAGCAGGTCCGGCAGGGTCGTACGTGCACCACCTCGAGATCGGTCTGCACCAGGTCGTGGTGCTGGCCGCGGGACGGCTTCTTCGTCAGCTGCCGGCAGTCCGGAGTCCGGTGGAACCGGGTGCGAAGCTTCGGGTCCTCCCTGACCCAGACCGAGGGCATCTCCGGACCCTACGCCGGTCTGCGCCGACACGCACGGGTGCAGGAAACCTGGTCAATCGGGCTGGACCACCTGACCGATCAGGCCCACCGCCATGCCGATCAGCGCGGTCGCGATCAGCAGGGTGGCCAGCAGGATCAGCACACAGACCACCAGGATGACGAGCTCTCCGGCGGTCCGGCCCGTGAGCTTCCCCCGCATGGGTCCACGGTGTCATGTCTAGACGGACTGAGGGCCCCGACTTGCCAGCGTCGGGGCCCTCCTTGCCAGCCGCGCTTCCAGGGGCTAGCGTGCGATTGTCCACGTCGCGATGCCATCGTAGCCCATGCAGGCCACGAATCGGCGTCGCCTTACCGAAAGGTGATGAACCCGGTCTCTGAGGATGCTTGGCACTCTCCCCCCGGCCGCCGGCCGCGCGATACGACTATCCGGGGATGTCTGGTGCAAGTTGATCAGAGGCGTTCCCCCCAGAGAGAGGTACGGCCACAATCGGTCGAAGATTCGTAGGCTTGCCATGGCAGGGTCGAACCCTTTCCCGATTTGGTCAAGAAGTTCTCTGGCAGACGAACAGGTGTACCTGACCATGCGGAGCGTTCAAGGTCAGCGGTTCAGCGGAGTAGCCCGGAGGACAGTCTGGTCCTGGTGGGCCCGCAGGGCCCGGTGGACCTTGCGGTCCCTGAGGTCCCTGAGGTCCTCTCGGTCCTACTGGACCGGTCGCACCGTCTGGTCCAGCTTGTCCGTCTTTCCCGGCTGGGCCTCTTGGTCCGGGGAACCCCTGTGCTCCGCGAGGTCCAGGTGGTCCTGGTGGTCCGGTACGTCCGGTACTTCCAGCCGGACCAGCTTCTCCCTGAGCACCTGCAGCGCCTCCAGGTCCCGGGGGTCCAGGTTGTCCTGCACTGCCATTTCCCCCATCCGTTCCATCTGTTCCGTTGACCCCATCCTGTCCAGCCGGTCCAGCAGGTCCGGTCAGTGGAGTCAGTGGTGTCAGTCCGGTCACCGGTGACGGCGTACTGAGGGGACTGACTGCACTGGGGCTACTGGTCGGGGTACTGGCAGTAGACGGAGTTGATGTGGCAGTACCTGAAGTTGATGTGACAACAGCTGGCTTTGCTGCTGGTTGCTCGCTGGCGTTGACCAGCAGCGGACCCCAGATCGCGTTCGCGAAGGCGTAGGTCATCAGCCCTCCGGCGACCACCAGACCGATCACCGCCCGGATCACTGCCCAGCTCACGGTGGAGACTCCTTCTCCCCCCGCTTGGTAGTGGTCAAGGTAGTCTCCGAGCGGCCGGCCAGGAAGCCGGCCAACAGGCCGATCATGGTGTTCACGATGTCCCCGACTGCCGAGGCCGCACCCGAGGACACCTTCTGGTTGAGGACCTGCGAGACGATCAACGCGACAGTGGTGGCCAGAATCACCGTGCACACCGTCCCGGCCACCATGATCACCAGCAGATCTCCAGTGGACCGATCCCGAATCCTGGTCATATGCCCCCTCCTTGTCCTCAACGTAACGACGAGCGCTCACCGTTAGCCTGGGACCAGGAGGTCAGACCATGGTGACAGTGCCGTTGGGACCAGCCCAGGTGGACATCACCGGGATTCGTGCCGGAGACCTGAACGAGGTTCGGGTCACCCTGCTGGCCGCCGGCAGACCGGTGAACCTGACCGGGAAGACCATCACCGCCCAGGCCCGGACCAGCAAGACCGAGGTCACCGAGCTGGATGCGGTGATCACCATCACCGATGCCAGCAACGGAGTGCTGATGGTCCGCTGGCCCGGCGATGATGTCCGGACCTGGCTGGGCACCGAGGTGATCCAGAAGGGGGTCTGGGACCTCGAGATCCATGATGGTGCCGGTGACCCGCAGACCGTGATGGCCGGAGACTTCACCGCCGAGCTGGATGTCACCAGATGAGCGTCACCGAGCTGCTCACCAGCATCACCGTGGACATCCGGACCCTGGTCATCGATGTCACCAAGTACGACACCTCGATCCTGACCGCCGCCCCGGGTGGATCGAGTACGGCTGGGGCGACTGGTCCGGCTGGGCCCGCAGGGCCCGCTGGACCTACCGGACCTGCCGGCGCTCCTGGCACCGCCGGAGCAACCGGTCCTGCCGGGCCTACCGGGCCTGCTGGGCCGTCCACCGGCCCTGCCGGTGGGGATCTGTCCGGGAGCTACCCGAACCCGGCTATCGCGGCACTGGTGGTCACCGATGCCAAGGTGGCCGCGGCCAACAAGGACGGCACCGCCGGGACCGCCTCGATGCGGACCCTGGGTACCAGCGCCACGCAGGCTGCGGCCGGCAACCACACCCACACCGGGGCTCGAGTCCCGGCCACCGTGAACAGCCAGACCGGCACCAGCTACACCCTGGCCATTGGCGATGCCAACAACATCGTGGACATGACCAACGCCGGCGCGTCCACGCTGACCGTGCCACCGAACTCCGCGGTGGCCTTCCCGGTCGGTACCGTGGTCGAGGGCAATCAGCTGGGGGCTGGGCAGGTCACCCTGACTCCGGGAGCCGGGGTGACCATCAACGCCTCGCCGGGTCTGAAGATCGCCGCTCAGTACGGCTCGTACGGGCTGCGGAAGACCGCCACCGATGTCTGGGTGGCCTACGGACGGCTCTCCACGTGAGCATCGGGGTGGTCGCGGACTCCTATGTGGGCCTGGCCACCTCCCGGTATGCCACCGAGGTGATGGCCGATGCCCCGCTGGGCTACTGGCGGATGGACCAGCCCTCCAACGTGCTGGTGCTGCCGGACTCCTCTGGATTCGGCCACGACGGTGCCTACGCGGACTTCGGCGGGTCCACCCGGGTCTCCGGCTTGCTGGCCGGGGACACCAACGGGGCGCAGTCCCTGGGCGGCAAGCCGTGGGTGCCGTACGCCGCCTGGATGAACACCCCGGCCGGGTTCACCGCCGAGGTGCTGATCAAGGCGACCGCGATCACCGGCACCCAGAACCCGATCGACCGGGACCCGGACACCGGCAACCGGTACTGGCAGCTCCAGCTGCAGTCCTCCGGGGCGCTGCAGTTCATCTTCTGGACCAACACCGCCGGGCCGTTCTTTCTGAACAGCGTGGCCCGGCTGGTGGCCAACACCACCTACCACCTGGCGATCAGCTACGACGGCGCGAACGCCCGGCTCTACGTGAACGGCACCCAGGACATCTCGGTGGCCCAGTCCGGGGTGCCGAAGAGCAACGGGGTGGGCCGGCTCCAGATCGGCTTCAACTCCACCGGAGCCGGTCCGTTCACCGGGATCGTTGATGAGGTGGCCTACTACGGCTCGGCGCTCTCAGCAGCCCGGATCGCGGCCCATCGAGCAGCCTCGATCTAGGGCTTGACCTGCTGTGGTGTATAGGCTAATGTTGTCTGCATGAGATCGCAGGGCCCGCTTGGGCCGGCGGTCTCTGGCGGGGCTCACACCTCGCCTCCGGGGTCAATCAGTCGGCCCGTCGCGTAGACACAGTGCCGCGCTGACACCCCAGAACAGGCCAGGACGAATCTCGTTCTGGCCCTTGTGCGTATAGACCACGTTGTGATAGTGTGTTTGCAGCACCTGAGTTCTGCACGCCAGAATCCAGGGGCCATGCCCGGTGTCGGAGGGAGTACTTACTCTCTTCGGCACCGGGCTTTTCCATGTCCGGACAACCCATGGAAGGACTTGTAATGCCCAACCACATAACCACCATCCTGCGCGGACCGCGCGAGGCGATCGATGCCTTGCTCACCGAGGCAGGGGTGGACTTTAACCGCATCATCCCGATGCCCGATGACGTGATCACCGGCAGCATCGGGCACGCCAAGATCGACGGCGAAATGAAGAAGGTCTACTGGGCCCCGACCGAGGACGACCCGGCCGGGATGAAGGGTGACCCGATCCCGTACCCCGAGGGAGCGATCGACTGGTACGACTGGTCGATCCAGAACTGGGGCACCAAGTGGAACGCCTACGAGACCGAGGTCTCCGAGCACGACACCGTGGTCCGCTTCGACACCGCCTGGGCACACCCGTACCCGGTGATCAGCGCGCTCTCCGAGAGGTTCCCGGACCAGATGCTCCAGGTGCTCTACGCCGACGAGGACCTGGGCAGCAACTTCGGGGCCTACGCCATCTTGAACGGCCTGGTCTCCGAGCTGCCCACTCCAGCCGAGGGCACCGAGGAGGGCCGGGACCTGGCCTGCCTGATCAAGTACGGCCAGCACTACCGCGACGCCTTCCCCGACGAGGACGACGAGGAGTCGGTGATCACCTTCATCGAGGGCGGTGAGTTCAGTCCGCTCCAGGTACTCGCCCATGCCCTGCACGGCCCACAGGAGTCCTGATGGGATTAGACATGTACCTGACCGCCGAGCACCGGGTGGCGGCGGACACCGAGCAGCACCAGGCGATCACCAAGGCCCTGGAGGGTCACCACCTCGAGGAGCTCGCCAACGAGGAGATCTACCAGCACTCCACCTACGTCTCCGGCTGGGACTTCGAGACGGTGCCGCCGGACCCGGCCTACGCCACCCTGGTCGCCCTGACCGGGATGGCTCCGGACCTCGACTCGCCGCACTTCTACGTCGAGCTGGAGCCCGAGACCAAGGACTACCTGGTCCGGCCCTGCGCGGTGTACTGGCGCAAGGCCAACGCGATCCACGAGTGGTTCGTACGGACCGTCCAGGACGGCGAGGACGACTGCCGGCTCACCGAGCCGATCCACGGTGAGGTGCTGGCCGAGCTGGTGGACCTGTGCAAGCAGGTGATCGAGACCCCGCTGCTGGCCGCGAAGCTGCTGCCCACCCAGGGCGGGTTCTTCTTCGGCTCGGTGGACTACGACGAGTGGTACATCGCCGAGCTGCAGCACACCGTGGACCGGCTCGCCGAGGTCATCAACACCTATCCGAAACCGCTGGTGCTCCGGTACCAGAGCAGTTGGTAACCAACGAAGGGAATGAGTATGTACAAGAAGGCATGGAACGAGATCAGCACCGAGGAAGAGATCGCCGAGGCATGCGAGGACGCAGCAGAGCTGCTGGAGGGGCACTGGACCACCGGTGCCTGGTTCTCCTCCTGGGACGAGTACGACGAGCAGGGCAGCGAGGTCGAGCGGTGGAGTTACTGCATCGAGGGTGCGATGGCCGCGGCTATCGGCCTGGACGCCGCCGACATGGAGGCGAACAGCGATCAGCGGGGCAAGCTGCTGACCTGCCCGGTCTACTCAGCGGTGCTGGACACCCTGAACCAGCGCGCGAAGCGGGAGGACTGGGACGAGCGCTGGGGGATGGGCGACCTGCCGGGCTGGAACGACAACGGCTGGGGCTCCGAGCAGAACGCCCTGGACCTGCTGCACGAGACCGCCAAGCGGATGCGCGGGGTCGCTCCGGATGCCTGAGCCGGTACCCGAGCCGGCCTGGCTGACCCCGCTGGTCGATCAGCGGCTGGCGCTGATGGAGGCACACCTCGGAAGCACCGCCGACGTGGGGGTGCCGCTGGTGATGACCCCGGTCTCCGAGCCGGGCGAGCACGCGACTCCCGAGGAGTTCGAGCGCTGGGATCGCACCTGCGACAACTGTGGCGCGTACTGCCCGGACCCGATGCCGTTCTGGACCGGGCACGTGCTGCGGATGCGCGGCGAGGTACAGGTCTTCTTCATGTTCGGAGCCTGTGCCACCTGCAGAGAGTTGCCATGAGAGGAGAGGGATGACGCAGGACAGATGGGACAAGGTGGACCGCAAGGTCCTCGATGACATCGCCCGGGAGGGTTGGGCGGCGATCTCGGTGTTCCCCACCACGGCCAGCCCAGGGCACTACTTCACCTACACGGTCGGGCTGGGCGAGCACCACCACCACCCCGATCTGATCGTGGTCGGGATGACCCCGGAGGTATCGCACGGAGTGCTGAACGCGGCCTACCAGGCGATTCAAGGCGGTACCAGGTTCGAGCCGGACACCTACTCCACCGAGGTGCTGGTAGGCCTGCGGGTGGCGGTTCTGGAGGTCCTGGAGCCCCTCGGAGCGCTGCCGATGAGCATGTGCCAGCACCTGTTCGGCCGGGTGTCCGGCCTGCAGCTGGTCTGGCCGGACACCGAGGACCGGTTCCCCTGGGACGACGACTTCGAGGAGCGGTTCCGGGACCGGCAGCCACGGCTCGGGATCTGGAGCGGCTCGTGAACGGCCAGCTGCACATCGATCAGATGTACGCCTTCGTGGTCACCGACGACGACCACACCGAAGGCGTGGTCGGGTTCTACAGCGAGTCGGGCTGGCTGCCGATGGTGGGAGCCGACATGGCCATGGTCGAGAAGCTCCGGCCGATAGCCGAGAAGATCGCGGCCGAGCTGGGCAAGCCGGTCCGGCTGCTGAAGTTCACCTCTCGGGAGGAGATCGAGGTTATTGGCCAATAGCCAGAACCCGGTGACCAGGCTCTTCGACTGGCTCGTCGGCAAGGACCACATCTGGTGGCTCTTCCTGGTCTTCAACAGCCTCGCCCTGGCCTTCGACGGTTGGGTCCTCTACTTCCTGTGGGGGACCCCCGTCGGGGCCATTGCTCTGTGCCTGGCCTGGCTGGCGTTCCAGGTGTGCGCCTACTCGGTCTATGAGATCCACCAATACGACAAGGAGAAGGAATGAAAGTCATCATCGCGTTCATCCCGGTGCTGATCGTCGCCATCGTGGCAGTGGCGATCGCCAGGGGGATCCGCGCCAGCAACTTGGACAGGAGAGAACGCAAGGAGCTCACCGAGCTCCGCAACCTGCGCGACGACCTGTCCACCCTGGCCATCGAGTACAACATGCTCGACAGCCAGCTGTCCCAGATCATCCTCGACAGGATCCGCCTGTCCCGAACCAACACGGAGAACCAATGAGTGAGCAGAGCACCGAGCCGATGATGCTGCGCCGGATGGAGCCGATGTACCGGGGCTGGTCCGTCGAGCAGGTGCTGGCCTTCTGCCTGGAGAAGGACCTGGACCCCAACCAGGTCACCGTCACCGGCGGGCATCTGATCTGGGATGAGCCGGAGACCCCCGAGCAGGTCCAGAAGCGCCTGGCTCACAAGGCTGCTGCCGAGCAGCGACACCGCGAGTGGGTGCACGAGCGGTACCACCACCTGTTTCCCAATGGAGAGGACTCACCATGAAAACTGCACACATCACCAACCGCCCGAGGCACCTGATCGGAGATCGAGTACTCGGGCTCTGCGGAAAGAAGTTCAAGGTCAAGGTCCTCTGGGAGGACATCCCCGAGGACCACCCGGTCTGCCGGGACTGCATCGATGCGGCGTTGAAGGCGCTCACCGAGGCGGACGAGGCCCTCGTGTTCGCTCGGAGCCGAGTCCGGCGGTTGGTCACCAACATCCAGGTGTTCGAGGATGTCCTGGGTGCGAACCTGCTGCTCGACCAGATCGCCGATGCCGACACGGCCCTGCAGAAGGCGCAGATCGAGAAGGCCGAGGCGAAGGCGGAGGAGAAGCAGGCCAAGAAGACCTGCATCTGCGTCTGGGAGAGCCCGGAGATGTCCGTGGTCAACCCGGCCTGCCCCGTGCATGGCGGCGACCAGCCGGCAGCGATCTCGTGAGGTGGTTGATCGGGCTCGCCTCGCTGTTGCTGCTGGCGGGCTGTGCGTCCGCGACTACCGGTCCGGATATGGTCGATGTCCACTACGCCGGCGGCGAGTTCTCCGCGAAGAAGTTCGTGGACTGCGTGGACCCGTCCACTCGGACCGGGTTCCACCCCGGGGACAACTACTTCGGCTACCCGACCAGGCAGATCAGCTACGACGCCACCGGTGGTCAGGACGCGGAGTCCGCCTCGTTCACGGTGGTCTCCGCGGACAACGCCGAGCTCCGGGTGCCGACCACGGTCACCTTCCGGTTGAAGACCGACTGCAAGTCGCTGCGCAAGTTCCACGAGTCCATCGGCTCTCGCTTCGACGCGGCCTTCGATGGCTCGGCGAAGTCCTCGGAGTTCCCGGACGGTTGGATCAAGATGCTGAACTTTGTGATCGGCAAGCCGCTGGACCAGGCGCTGGACCGTGCTGCGCAGGGTGACAAGTGGCGCGAGCTGTGGAACGACCCAGTGACCAAGGCGGCCCTGGAGAAGGAGGTCTCCTCCTCCATCGGTCCGCTGGTGGCCCGACAGGCCGGCGGGGACTTCTTTCAGGACTTCTCAGTGCTGATCCAGAAGCCCGACCCGACCAACGAGCAGCTGAAGCAGGCCGTCGCCGACGAGCAGGCGGCGGTCGCGAAGGCGAACAGTGCCTCTGCCGAGGCCCGGGCCCAGGAGGCTCAGGCGCAGGCGGATGCAGCGAAGGCTCGGGCCCAGATCGCCGTCGCTCAGGCGGAGGCGTCCAAGACCCGGGCCGAGATCAACGGCTACGGCGGTGCGGAGAACTTCCTGCGCCACGAAGCCATCCAGCAAGGCCAGAACCCGTTCCAACCGACATACGTCGTCTCCGGTACAGCGCCGGGGAACTAAGGAGAACAGAACCATGGAAAGCAATGTCATCAGTGTCCGCGATGGTGTGGGCGTCCGGTACGACGAGCTCCCCAAGCTCAACATCGAGCTGCTCCGGGAGTGCGTGGCCTGGGTGGACCGACAGGCCCACGCCTTCACGCCCCTCCCCAACGAGCCGCACTGGAACCAGGCCTCCTGGTCGGTGTTCCTGCAGACCTCGAACTACTGCGGCAGCGCCTACTGCGTGTGTGGTTACGCCCTGTACACCACAGGTGGAGTCAAGACCCTCGGGGAGCTGCTCGGTGAGCTCCCTGCTGAGCAGTGCGTCCGAGAGTTCGGGGTCAGCTCGGCAGATGAGCTGACCAACCACCAGCTGCGCGAGGAGTACACCGACCCGAGCCTGGTCGGCTACGACGGGAACCTGGTCGATCCCTCGGCCACCGAGTGGGGCCACCTCAGCTGGTCCGATGGTGGCCAAGCCGTGCTGGGGCTGACCGAGACCGAGGCGCTCAAGTTGTTCCACGGGGACAACTCCTCAACCACGATCAAGGCCCTGGCCGCCATGATCGCGGAGTCCCGGGGGCTGAAGCTATGACCGAGCAGAAGTCCGATGCGGACATCCTGGCCGAGGCCAGGGAGTACTTCGATCGGCACGGCTGGACCAAGGACGTGCTGAGGAACGAGGACGGGTACGTCTGTGCCCTGGGCGGCATCATCTACAGCCAGGGCTGGGTCGATGAGGACAACTACGACGTGGAACACGAGCACGTCAATGACTGCATGCGGCTCAGCGGTCTCATCCTGCGGGCTGCTGGCAAGAAGAACCTGCCCGGAAAGGTGGGCGTGGGCCTCAACCGGCTGACCGCCTGGAACGACGACTGTGACCGGGATTACGAGCAGGTCTACGACGCCTTCATGAAGGCCGAGAAGATCGCCCGGGGAGGTGCCGTCGATGGACGAGCCGAAGTCTGAGGCCGACATCAAGACCGATGCGGACATCTTCAGTGACGCCCAGGAGTACGTCGAGGAGCACGACTGGACCTCGAGCTACATCCAGCGCGACGACGGGGCGGTGTGCATGGTCGGAGCCATCATCTGCAGCCAAGGCTGGAAGTACACCGGAGTGACCGGACTGGGCGTGGAGGATGCGCACCTCTTCGACCTGGCGCGGCTGTCCCGGAAGATCCTCGAGGTGGTCTACCGCCGGTCTTTCCCGGGCGATCCGATCCGTCGAGTCACCAACTGGAACGACATCTACGCCGACAAGCAGCAGGTCCTGGACGTGCTGATGAAGGCTGAGAAGCAGGAGAGGAGCGGGAATGTTGTTGAAGAGTGACGCTGATGTGCTTGCGGAGGCCCGGGAGTACATCGAGAAGCACGGCTGGGTCCAGCATGCCCTGCACAACCACGCCGGCAAGGTGTGCGCGGCAGGCGCGGTCATCTACAGCCAGGGCTGGAATATCCACGAGCTAGTCATAGGGCAACGCGCCCAGCAGTACCGGATCGAGCAGAAGCTCCTGGCCGCTACTGGCTGGAAGCCTCGTAGTGCGATCACCCTCTGGAACGACCAGGTTGGTCGTACCCAGGAGGAGGTCACCGACCTGTTCATGAAGGCGGAGAAGATCGAGAGGAGTGGCGATGTTCGTGACTGAGAAGTCTGCCGCCGACGTGCTCGCGGAGGCCCGCGAGTACATCGAAGTGAACGGCTGGTGCCAGGACGTTCTGGTGGACGACGACGGCGCGGTCTGCGCAAGGGGCGCGATTATCCTCAGCCAGGGCATGCAGTCCTCGGTGGACGCCTTCATGAAGGCCGAGAAGCTAGAGAGGAGTGGCAATGTCGGAGAGTGATGCCGATGGGATGACGAAGGCCAGGCTGGAAATCTTCCGCAGCCGTCATGACGCGCTACTGAAGGACGACCACCTCCGAGCGCAGGTCGAACGGCTCATGCCAGCCCTGACCCTGATCAACGGGACGAAGGACGCCAGGACCCTGGACGAGTGCATGGAGTTCGCGGCGGTCTCAGTCGCCAGGCTGGAGACGAACCCAGAGCTGGACTTCTCAGGAATCTACGGCGGCATCGCAGCCGTCCGAGGACCGATGGAGGGCTACGGCCTGGTGATCTGGGCGAGTGATGTCTTCGCCATGCGCCTCGGGAACGGCACGTTCGACGGCCTGAACTACTGGAACGACGGCGAGACCGCGCGTCACTCCGCCCGGGACACCGATGCGTGAGCACCCCGCCGAGAAAGACGCACTCGCGGAGGCATGGGACGACGGGTACGACGCGGGCCATACCGACGCCCGCGCCGTGCAGGCAACCTACCCCGAACCGACGCCGAACCCGTACCGGACCCGCGTCATTCCGCCCGGTAAGAGCGGCGCATGAGGAGACCGTTCGAGCGGCTGGTCGAGATGGTAGACGCGCTGGAGGAGCCCGCCCAGGTCACCCTGGGCGAGCTCTCCCGGCGCTGGGACGAACCTGTCCAACGAATCATGGACGCACTCGACGCCAGCAAGATGCTGCGCGGTGTGCCCACCTACATCACCTTCACGAAGGGAAATGATGGACAGCATCAAAGTGAACAAGACGGATCTGATCCGAACCCTGGAGCAGAACCGGAAGAAGCACGTCGAGGAGTACAAGCTCGCCGTGCAGAACTGGCGGAAGAAGGTCCGTAAGGCGGTCGCCAAGGAGCTGGCCCGGTTGGAGAAGGACAAGGAGCCGCGGCTGAACTTCCTGCACAAGCTGCCCAAGCCGATCAGCTTCGAGAAGGAGTACGACTCCGCGCTGCTGCTGCTGGAGTGGGAGCAGGACGACAAGGTGGATCTGACCTTCACCCAGGTCGAGCAGTGGGTGGACAACAAGTGGCACTGGGCCGGCGCGTTCCGCGCCACCACCCAGTCCTACAACGGCTAGGAGGAAGCCATGGAAGAGGAACAGAAGAGTGACGCGGACATCCTTGCAGGGACCCGCGAGTACATCGAGGATCACGGCTGGACTCAGCACATGCTGCGGAATGATCACGGCAACGTCTGTGGTCTGGGTGCCGTGCTGTACAGCCAAGGCTGGGCGATCTACAACTCCGCGGACAAGGTGATCGAGGACCCTCGGTACTGCTGGCGCGTGGAACGCATTCTGGTCAATCTGCTGAAGCTCGCCGAGCCTCACCTGCGGACCTACACGCAGGCGGGGTTTATCCGCTGGAACGACCGCGAGGGCAGGACACAGCAAGAGGTCACCGACCTGCTGATGAAGGCGGAGAAACTCGAGAGGGGCGGTGATGTCGATGCGTGAGCCGATCAAGGTGATCAGCGAGGACAAGCTCGAGGAGGCGCTGACCGCCTACCAGCAGGAGCACCCGGAGAAGCAGGTGCACCCGATGCGGGTGCACCCCGCGCTGGTGGAGGCCGGCTTCCAGATCACCGTGGAGTGCGACGGCATGCACGCGGTGGTCACCCTGGACCCGAGCAGGGACCCGGAGCTGGTGTATGCAGCCATCGACCACCTGCCGCCGGCGGTGTTCGCGGCGATCGAGGATCTGGTCGGCAAGGCCACCAGCGATGGCTGACCTGCTGACGGTGTTCTGGCTGGCTGGCTTGCCGGTGGCCGGGTTCTACCTGGGCACGAAGATGGCCCGAGGAAAGAAGTCGAAGAGTGCGACCTGTGGGTGCAAGCACCACCTGGCCTTCCACATGGCCAAGATGGGTGGTGGCTTTGGTAAGTGCAACTGGGAACTGTACGACGGGTCCACCAAGCGCACCCGCTACTGCGGCTGCACGCACTACGTGGGACCCATCCCCGTGGATGAGTTCACTCTCTAGATACAACTACCAGGAAGGAATGACATGGATCAGAAGCAGTTCGACCTGTTCCAGGAGACGATCCAGTGGGTCATGGACGAGCACCGGCCCGAGCGGTCGGCCAGCAGCCGGCGGCACGCCCAGGGCAACTGGGGCTACGGCCGGCTGGCCCACCAGGTGGTGAGGGCGTTCAACGAGTTCGTCGGAGCGAGCCAGCGGTTCCAGGTGCTCTGCACCTCCGGCTGCTGTGTGGCCGGCCAGGCGGTGATCCTGCACGGGGACCGGATGGTGATGTCCGAGGAGGGCGTACGCGCGACCGACGTGCTCCACTGCGGTTCCGACAACCTCTTCAGTGGCACCTACTACACCGAGCTGTGCATCGATGACCAGAACACCCTGCACACCATCGGCCAGCGGGCTCGGGAGGTGATGGGGCTCAGCTCAGGCGAGGCCGAGCTGCTGTTCCGAGCGGACAACAGCGCGAACCGGATCCAGTGGATCGCTCAGGACATCGCCGAGGCCCACGGGTACGAGCTGACTCTGGTCTGAGGATGCTCTACAAGATGCTGATGACGATCCTGATCATCGCCACCGCGCTCGACTTCGTGGTGATGGGCTGGGTCATGTACACCGGGGGCCTGCTGCCATGAGCAGGCCCCCTTCACCAGGAGAGAAGGGAAACAGATGAACGAGCCGATCAAGATGACCCGGGACGAGATCGACCGGGCCATCGCGCAGAACCGAGACCGCATCGGCGGCTACGCCGGGCACGTCGAGATCAAGGACCTCGATCTGGGCCTGCTCTGGAAGCAGGTCGAGTGGGTCGAGGAGCAGACCAAGTACGTCCAGAGCGCCCCGGAGCGGGAGTGGTACCAGGGTGACTGGGCGATGACCAAGCACGACGAGCAGAACCAGGTCTGCGGCACCTACCGATGCGTGGCCGGCAACGTGGCGCTGATGTTCGGCACCGAGGTGATGGACCAGGACACCAACCAGACCGTCTCCATCGTGCAGACCGATGACGGCAACTTCTGGTCGATGGCGATGCTGGCACAGGTCAAGCTGGGCATCACCCCGGGCTGGGCCGAGCAGCTGTTCAGCGGTGGCAACACCGCGACCAGCGTCCGGCGGATCGCGGAGTCGATCACCAAGGCCGCCTGCGAAGAGTGGTACCGGGAGTGATGAGTCCTGGGTGACTACGACGCCTACAACCGAGAGGGCAAGCCGATCTCGGTCGATGAGTGGGCTCGGCTGATCGAGGACATGGACTACAAGCGGGTGACCAGCACCGAGGTCGGGCCGTACTGGATCAGTACGGTCTGGCTCGGGCTGGACATGCGGTTCCTCCCTCCCGGTCCGCCGATCATCTTCGAGACGATGGTGTTCTCGAAGGACCAGCGCGACGACCCAGATGATCGCGGGCTCACCGGCATCGAGATGATGAGGTACGCCACCGAGGAAGAAGCGCTGGCCGGCCACGAGGAGATGGTGACCCTGATCCGGGCCACCGTACAGGAGGAGATACCTGGTGATCACCTACGAGCAGGGCCTACGGATGGCCCAATGGATGAAGCGAGAGGAGGAGCCGATCCGCCAGGCGATCCTGAAGGTCCAGGCGGCCCAGCACGGAGTGGTGGCGCTGAGGTTCAGCAACGACTGCCAGGAGATGGCGATCGAGATCCTGGATGAGCCCTACGACGACAACGTGCGGGTCTACCCGGGAGTCTGAGCCAGAAATGTAGTGTTTTGACTTGCATTTCCTACCCCTATATGGGATAGTTATAGCAAGTCGCCAGTGACGGCGACCCCAAAATCGGTGGCACAGATGTCACCGTCGAGAAGGCCCCCGATCGGAGCACCCCTCCGGTCGGGGGCCTTTTTGCATGTCCAAGCCCTTTGAAAGGGGTCAGCTATGAGCACCACCATCTGCACGCACGAAGTCCTGCCGCTTACGGCACCAATCGCCCAGCGGTGTGAGGACTGCAACAAGCTCATGCCGTACGTCCCGGAGCCCGCCGGAGAGCCAATCGTGCTCACCGGCACCAAGGCGATGTACAAGTCCGACTACGACAAGCTCCTCAACGAGCGTGCCGCGCGGCGGATGGCTCGCGAGTCGGACGCATGTTGGGATCACCGCACGGCGCGGTCCGACTGCCCGAACTGCCTCTGATGGCCGCCAACGAGGAGGACCTGCGCACCATGGACAACGCGCTGATCCAGGCCGAGCGGCATCTGAAGCACGCCCAGATCCACCTCAGGGATGCCCAGATGATGGCCGTGGACGAGATGTACGAGCTGGGTCTGACCACCGCTGATCGCGAGGAGCTCAAGCGTCTGCTGAGGTTCCTGACCGAGACCATCGAGACGGTTCTCTTCTCGGGCGAGAAGACCCGTCCGATCCTGGACGGGGCTCAGGTATGAGCACCTCGTGGAAGGACCTGGTGCTCTACGACTTCGACAGGCACGAGCTCATCGAGTCCCTCAGCGCACCGGACACCACAACGATGATCGCCGAGATGACCTGTAGTCGTGGTCATCACTGGTTCGAGGTGGCGGCCGTCTACGAGCCGGAGACCGGGCACGCTGTCTTCGGCTCCGGGGTCGATTACTGCATGGCCTGCGAGGAGGACGTGCTGAACGCGCCGTTCTGCTGGATCGGGGACGAGCCCGATCCGTTCGCCTCACAGGTCTACTGGGGCCGGGTCTACCTCGCCGAGGAGATCGCGGTTCAGACCACTCCGCCGGAGTGGCTGCAGGACAAGTGGCGGGAGGCGAGCTCACGGAGGATCGAGTTCCACACCAGCCCGAACAAGGCCCTGATCGCCTGGGCGAAGACCGGCGAGGAGGGCAGCCCGGTGATCTGGTCAAGGTCCTGGAAGTGGAGCCGGGACCGCAAGAAGAAGAAGAAGTGATCCACCGGCCCGGTTTCCTACCCGGGTCGCCCCGGCCCCGTCGCACCCCGCGGCGGGGCCTTCTGCACGTCAACAGAAAGGCAACACCATGAAGGTCAAGAAGAAGCTCAAGCGCACTGCCAAGAAACTCCCGACCCAGAGTGGAAAGGCCGCCAACTGGGCCTGGCAGAACGGCGGTGAGGATACCGCGAAGTTCGTGTTGATCCGCGGCCTGCAGTTCCTCGTCCTGAAGAGGGTCGCATGAGGCGGCTGAGGTACGTCCTGGGCATCCTGCTCGGCGCACTCGTCATTCGCGAGGTAGTCGGCACCTACCTCTGGCTCGTCAAGGACGAGCGGACCTTGAAGGACCTGGACTCGGTGACGATCAAGAACGAGTTCATCAAGGAGGCCTACACCTACCGGTCCTGGCTGTTCCGACTGCTGAACCGGCTGGGGGTCAGGCTGCGGAAGTCCCACACCACCGGCGCTGTCACCTTCACGGTCCACCCGGGCGACACCCCAGAGGAAGTCAGGGCGAAGATGCTTCAGGCGCTGGCCACGTTCGACGACCACGACGACAGCGACGACGAATGACGTGGCTGGTCCTCGTCTTCGTATCACTGTTCTGGTTCGTCGCCGGGTACGTGGTATGTCTGGTCGCCACCCGGACTCGGATGTGGATGCTCGAGTCCGAGTTCCGGGTGCTGGCCATCGGGGTGTTCGAGTACACCCTGCTATCGGGAGAAGAGACCCTGCCCGCCGAGTGGGTCCAGGAACAACTCAACGGCTTCATCAGGAAGGAGTTCGGATGAGCGAAACGCTGCACATCGGGAGCAGCCATGCTGAGGACAACCGGAGGTTGGGGGCGCTGCTGGCAGTGGCGCGCTCGGTACACCGGTTCACTCAGACCGAAGTCGCACGGAGCGCCGGCGTGAGCCGGGGGATGCTCTGCGCGATCGAGAAGGGTCGCGAGTCACCATCCCGGGACTCGCTGACCAGACTCCTTGCCGCCCTCGGCGAGGAGTTCCTGGTCACCGCGGACGATGCGGTGGCCTGGGCCGACCTCACGATCTTCTGCTCGAGGTTCTCCCGGTACCGACTGGCCGGTCCACCGGACCGGCTGCTGGCCCCGGCAGTCACCGGAAGGAGCGATCGTGGTCACTACATTCAGATCCTGGACTGGAGATAGTCCGGGGCAAGACCCAGAAGGAGGGATCATGGCCGAGCCCAGATCCGTCAGGTACGAGGTCGGAGTCACGTTCTGCAACGGCCGAAGTTTCAAGTCCGATCACGACAAGCTGCACGTGGCGATGAAGGAGTACGCCGACATGCTCGCGGTCGGCGTCGAGCCGGCCCTGCTGACCGTCCCGGGATCCAAGCACGTCCGGATGGTCACCTTCGTAGCCTTCGATGCGGACGACGTGGTGGTGCACCACATCAACTCGCCGATCTTCGAGTGCGCGGACAGCATCACCGCGGCGTAGACACCACAGAGCCCCCGGGAGTTCACCAGACCCCCGGGGGCTCTCACCATGGAAAGGAATGAAACATCACCAATCATGCCAGCCATCCTGAAGGGGAGCCAGTGGCCTGCACCGAGTGCAACGAGTTGAAGCGGCACTACATCAGCGTCTCCAGCGAGGTCAGGTCCCTGACCGAGCGGACCCGGAGCCGACACCCCAGTCCCCCGGAGCGCCGGCGGCTGCATCGGCTGCGCACCGATGCCTACATCGCCAAGGAGCTCATGGAGAACCACCTCGCCGGCTGCGAGGGGGCGAAGGCACGTTGAGGTGCACGCTGTGCTCGGGCGGCGGACTCGTGCTGGTAGAGGCCAAGTCCGGCTACCACATCTTCAAGACCTGCCCGGCCTGCCGAGGCCACGGCACCCTGCCACCACCGAAGGAGGAGGAATGAACGAGCTTCAGGACAAGGCCAGCCTGCACGAGAACGCGGTGCAGGCGATCGCCAGTGGCGAGGTCACCCCAGTCAAGAAGAAGCGTCGCAAGAAGAAGTCCACGCCGGTCGCCACCGAGGTGGAGCACCTGAAGGTGAACGGCGAGGTCTGGACGGCTGCCAAGGCGATCCTCGCCGACAAGGCGCACGGCTACACCAAGATCGAGATCCACACCGACCAGGAGGTAGTCGTTCGATGACCGCCTGGTTGTGGGTCTCGCTGGCCTGCAACCTGGTGCTGCTGGTCGGCTGGTTCCTCACCCTGGGTTGGGGTGAGACCTATCGCGTCGCGAACAAGAAGCTGCAGGAGCGGGTCCGGTCCCTCGAGGATCCGGACCCGTTCTGCGGTTGCGCGCACCACATCTCGTTCCACGACGAGGCGGGGTGCCACTACACCGTCATCCACACCCGTGCAGGGACCTTCGGTCCGCGCTCAGTGCTGTCCACCTGCCGGTGCGTGCAGTACGTCGGGCCGGAGCCACTGCCGCGGATCATCGAGCTGCCGATCAGGAGGAACGAGCATGACTGACGAACCCACCTTCAGGGTGCGGACCAGGGCCAAGAGCGACCACTGGTTCGACCCGGCCCACGACCACCTGGCAGTCGGCTTCATCGACCGGCCGGACGAGGAGGAGATCCGGCTGGCCACCTGGGAGGAGCCACACGGTCACGGGTTCACGGTCACCGAGATCGTGATCCCCTACCAGGCTCTGCCCGCGCTCTACGCCCAGTTCAACCAGGTGCTGGCCCAGGTGGTCCTGCGGATCGTCAACAAGGTCGAGGAGCTGGAGAACGAGGCCGATGAGTACAAGGCAGCGCTGCACAAGGCCGACCTGGAGACCTACATGGAGATCTTCACCAGGAGGGCCGGAGCCCAGCCATGAGCTACCGGGTCTGTGGTGAGAAGTTCACCAGCAGATCCGGCCAGACGCTGGTCTGCACCGCGCCGGCCAAGCACACCGAGGCTCTGTCCATGGACCCACGGCGGTTCTACCACTCCTGGGAGTGGTTGCGCCGCGTCGAGGTGGAGGAGGAGCCTCCGGCCCATCCGGCCGCCGGCCCGCCCGAGATCGATGATCTGATCGAGGGCGTGGCCGCCGGCCTGTACGACCCGTATATCGAGTCCCTGCTCGCTGCCCTGCACGGGCGGAAGCGGGCTATGAGAAGCGTCCCTCATCCCTATGGGCGCAACGAGTGAAGGAGAAAGCACATGGCATTGAAGAAGCTCATCGTCGTCAGCACCGGCGGCAAACGTGCGTACAAGTGGTCCAAGGTGCTGTGGTTCCGGCCGCAGATCAACGGCGACGGCGTGGTGGTCCTCGCCGAATGGGAGGCCGCGAAGGGGCTCGGTGAGTCTCAGACTCATGTCGCCATCCACCCCGACAACATCGATGCGCTGATCACCATCCTGCAGCGCGCCAAGGTCCAGGCCGCGAAGTACCAGGCCCAGGTCAAGATCAAGGAGAAGGCAAGCCGATGAGCAAGCTCAGCAGTGAGACCCAGACCGCCAGGTGCGGTGTGGACGTAGTGGCCGGGGTGCTGCCCGGCACCCCGGAGCCGGAGTTCACCCGGCAGTGGTTCATCAGCAGCGAGGAGTGGCACAGCGCGCAGAAGCCCCACGAGCAGGCGATGCTGCTCTCCGACATGGTGGGCAAGGCGAACGCCTGGGCGACCTACCTGATGCTCCAGCCGGACCGGTTCAACTGGGTCAAGCTCGAGTGGGTGTGGTTCTGATGACCGTCAAGCAGTTCAGGCTCTTCCTCGGGCTGGTGATGACCACTCTGGTGATCACCGCCGTCCTGGGGATGCAGACCAACGCGCAGGCGGCGTACGGCACCAGGACCCCCTACTGCGCCACGCACTTCAAGCAGGCCAGGGCGGTGCTCAGTGGCTCGATCTCCGGCATCGACGCGGCTGCCCTCGAGCTGGGGTGTTCCTACCGCAGCCCGGAGGGGTCCCGCTACATCAGGTGGGCCTCCACGCCGCACCCGTCGTTCATCGCGCACAGCTCGCTCGGGTCGCTGCAGTCGGTGAAGGTGACCTTCGGCCCGGTGGTCACCAGGGTGGTCTGGCAGCGAATGACTCCCTGGCAGTTCCCCACCATCACCAGCCCGGCCTACATCACCTGGGCGCTGCTGCACCCGAAGGTGAACAACAAGCCGGTGATGGTCGTGCACTCCTACTCGGCTCGGATCTGCACGGTCTCGATCAAGGGCACCAGGGTCTGCTCCGACATGGACCTGAAGACCCAGTACCGGATCGGCTACGGCCTGCGGGTCTGCATGGTGGCTCCGGGTCCCAAGTGCGGCGGATGGAAGGCGATGTCATGACGATCACCGTGAAGGTCGTGCTGATCGTGGTCACGATCCTGGTCCTGGTCCCCGTTCTCTGGGCGATCTTCGGCGCGTTCCTACTCCCCCACTAGAAAGGAGGCACGCTGATGCCAGGCGAGCCCGGTAGCCACATGGACCACAAGTTCTGCAACGACATCAACCGGATGGCTGATGCCTTCACCCGGATCGCGGACTGCGCCGAGGAGTTCATGAAGCGGGCTCGGGACTCAGACCCGACCACCCTCGCGGACATCGACCGGCTGGGGCCGGTCATCGCGGCAGTCAAGAAGGCCTTCGATGAGATGGAGGCCCAGTACCAACCACCCAAGGAGGAAGGAACATGACCACCGACAACCCGGACGGGGAGCAGTTCATCACCGCCGAGGATGCGCTGATCGATCTCGAGATGGCCTCTCTCGGGATGCGCGAGGGCGGCCCCATCGGCCGGCTGGAGGGCGACGAGGCACGCAAGCTCGTGGTCGAGCTGTTCGCCGGCGAGGAGTTGCCCTCCGAGGTCAAGCAGTTCTTCGACTTCGGAGAGGAGCAGCCATGACCGAGGAAGGCGAGATCGGGAAGGTGATCTACCTGGCTGACTACCGAGTGGCTCCCGAGGTTCCTGAGATTCCCGACCGCGACACCTTCATGGCACAGGTTACGGACGACTTCCGGACAATGCGCCGAAAGCTGGAGGAGCAGCCATGACCGAGAAGGACCCGGAGAAGGAACTGGCTAACGCCAGGCAGGAGGCGGCGCACATCGCCTACGCGCTGCGCAAGGCCGAGCAGCAGCGCAACGAACTCCGCGCTGCCATCGAGGCGATCGTCGGAACCTGGGAACGAGGCAACCTGGCCAGCACCATCAACCACGCTCGGTACCTGGTCGAGGAGCAGAAGAAGCAGGACCGGGAGCTCGACATCAACGCCACCGTGGGTTCGGTAGCGGCGGACTTCGCCAGGTGGCGCACAGGGGACTTCACCTGATGTAGTGACATGCGTGGAATGCATGTGATAGACTGTTTTCAGTCGCTCGGGCTTCAGCCTGCGCGAAGGACGGTCGGCTGTCAAAGGCTGACCGTTCACTAAGGCCCACCGGCTCAGATAGCCGGTGGGCCTTTTTGCATGTCCGGAACCTGCGGGTGGGCCTCGAAGAGGGCCAAAGACATGTGGCAATCGCCAGCCCTGCGGGGCGGCCCCGATGAGGGCCCGGCATGCAACCGCACCACACCTACAACGCATTCGGAAAGGAATGTGATCACGATGACTGCAATCGCAGTTGTTCCCGCGATGCCCGACAGAGACGCCTTCATGGCGCGGGTCGCGGACCGCTTCCGGCGACTGAGCCGGAGCATCACCCAGGTTGCCAAGAAGGCCGGCAACTGGTTCCTCAACCTCACCCCGGTCACCTGGGCCTGGCGCTTGGCGAAGTCCGCCTCGAGCAAGGTCTGGGGCTGGGTCCAGCCGGGCGTCCGTTGGACGGGCCGGTACGTGATCAGGCCGGCGGCCATTGCCGCTGGTGGGGTCGCTGGAATCCTGTGGGGGTCCAAGCTCCTGGCCATCCTGGCTGGGATCGGAGTGCTTGGTCTGATCTCGGTGACCATCTACGTCGTGCGCCGGCGCGGCAAGGAGAAGGTCGTCGGACTCGAGGTCGTCTCCACCGGTGCTCCCGAAGAGCCCGAGGAGAAGCCGAAGCCGAAGCGGAAGCCGCGTCAGCGAATCGCCGAGGCGGTGGACAAGGTGAGCGACGCGCTCGAGGAGAGCGCCAAGGTCATCGACGCCGCTGCCAAGGAAGCCGCCAAGGAGACCATCGAGGCAGCGAAGATCGAGAAGGCCACTGCGGAAGCCAAGGTCGAGGCGAAGGTCGAGACCGAGGAGATTATCGAGGCCGCCCAGCAGGCGGTCGCCGAGGCCAACGCTGCCGAGGTCGAGGTCACCTCGGCCCCGCCGGCCAATGGGGGTTACATGGTCCAGTTGCCCGAGGGCGACCTGGATCCCAACGAGACGCTCGACCAGCGGTTCAACTACCTGGACGAGCTGATCAACGCCGAGGAGAGCAAGCCGGACAAGGACCTGGAGTACCTGTGCGAGTTGCAGGCGCGCCAGAACCTGGTCCACGTCCGGGGTGGCAAGCACCCCGGGATCAAGAGGGACGCCACCGTCAACCGCATCCACAACGACTTCAAGGCCTCCTTGAAGAAGGAGTGGGAGGACCAGCACGCGGGGGAGACCTACCACGCCAGGGCTGCCGGGCACTACCTGATGGCGCTCAACCAGGGTGCGATCAAGGAGAACGTCCGGTTCAACAAGATCCGTCGGCTGAAGACCGAGCACGACAAGATCAAGGGCACGGCTGTCTGAGTCACCGAGGGGAGGGACCCAACCCGGTCCC